CACCGCGCCGTACGAGTAGATGTCGAACACCTGCTCGCCAGCGCCGACCGGCTTCGCCCGGCTCCGCGACCTCAGATCCTCCGGGCTCGCATCGAGGGGCAGCTTGCCCTGACCGTCGCCCTGCAACCCGCCGTCGATACGCGCCTTGTCCGCGATGGACACGATCCCGGGGGACTGAGCGGACGCGACCGGCAGCTGACCCACCGGCACCTTGCCGTCCGCGCCCAGCGACGCGATCCCGTTCGCGAGCCCGCGCATCACTTCACGGAGGAACCCGGTTCCTGCTGGCCTGTTCGGCATTCTCAGTCTCCTATCGGCTTGGGGTAGAACACGCCATCGGTGTCCTGGACGAGCACGAACGCCATCGCTTCGACGGCGGCCGTCACCACTTGCGCGGCGGCTTCGACTCGCGCGACCTTCGCGTCGAGTTCCTGCGCCCAGACCGGCAACGACGTTCCCGCCGGCGCGTCGTCGAACCACATCCGGTCCAGGTACTCGACGTCGGGACCCGCCGCTTGCGCCGGGAACCGGAACCGACGCGAGCGAGTGGACGCTCGCCCGTCGGGTCCAATGAACCGCTCGATCCACTCGATGTAGTCGTCCGGATTCGGCGACCGGTAGCCGCGCCACAGCTCGGCGGTCGCCGGGTCGCGGAAGTAGCCGTTGACCGCCTTGACGAGCTGCTGCGTCGAGGTCAGCTGGTGGCCGTCCGTGGTGCGGACGTCACTGCTGTACCGGACGTACACGTCACCCGACACGGGTCCCGATGCGCCATCCGTCGAGCTCGGCCCCGTCCCAAACCAGTTCGGGATGATGGCCGCAGGGGCGAACGGGCTACGGAACGAGACCACCGCAGGAGCCGACTCCCCGCCCGGCCCGATCGCGACGAGCGCGTACTGATAGGCGGTGTTCTCGGTAAGCGTCTCGATCTTCGTCGCGAAGTCCGCGATCGACTTGCTCGAGCGGATAACGGTCGACCCGCGGCGGAGCTCGTACTGGTCGACGTCGCCGGGCACTTCGGCTGCCGAACCGCTGAGGACGACCGACGTTGCCGTCAGGTCCGAGAACGTCAGGCGCGGGCTGTTCGGGCGCGGCACGACCGGCGGCTTCTCGATGCGGAGAAGACGCTCGATCGACTGGACCGTCCCGAAAGCGGTCGTTGCCTCAGCCGCCCAGCGGACGTAGCCGTCCCTGTCCGCAGCGGGGAAGTCCGTCAGCGGGACGGTCACGGCCCACGCCTGGCCGTACGGGGCGCCGTCCGCGATCTTCCGGCCGTTGATCAGCAGAGCACTCGAGCCCACGTACTCGCGCGGCTCCGACAGCCACAGGAAGGTCACGGCCGACGACGCGACCGCATCCCTCGCCGGCGCGGAAAGCGTCACCGTCACCGTCGGGTCGGGCTCCGGCGTCGGATCGATCGGTGTGGTCGGGTCCGTGGGATCGGTCGGGTCGGTCGGGTCCGTGGGATCGGTCGGGTCGGTCGTCGACGGGATGTAGATGGTCGGCGTGAACGCCTCCATCGCGAGGAGGAGCGCCCGGAAGACCGCATCGTGCCCGGCCTTGTTCGGGTGGAGGCCGTCGCCGAGGCGCTTCGTCGGATCGTTCGGCGGGAAGTACGTGTCGAGAAGCTCGCCGGGGACGCCACCGAAGGTGCCGTCCATGCCGAACTCCTCGAACGCCTCCTCCTGCAGGCCGCGGAAGGCGACGATGATGTCGTTCGTGATCCGCTGCCCGTTGGCGGCCGCTGGGTACAGCAGCAGTCCGGTCGCGGTCGTCTGCGCGGGCGGCAGCATGAGCGTGAATGGCATGTCCTGGACACGGTCGTGCCAGATCCACAGCGAGTCGACGATCAGCGGGTCGCCCTCGGAGCCGGTGTGCTTGATGACGACGGTGTGCTCGCCTGCAGGCAGGTCGCGGAAGTGGATCGGGAGGACCGAGTTCTTCGGCTTGTCCGATCCCGCCATTCCCTGCCGCTTGGACGAGCGGCTGATCGGGACGGATCCGTCGAGCGACCAGGTGAACTCCGACCCGGCCATGCCCATCGAGTCGACGTCGGTGTAGCCGAGCACGAACAGGGTCGCCCCCGTGCCGGTGAACCTGATCGTGGTCGTCGACCCGGGAGTCGTCGACTTGCGGGTCGCCCCGGAATACTGATTCTCCGACTGCCCCCAGGCACCCGTCTCGTTGGCCGGATTCGGGAGGACCTTCGCCTTCGAGCGGTACTGGCCCAGCAGCGCCGACGTCGCGAACTTGAAGCCGCGCTTCCCTGCCTCGGTCGACCAGCAGTAGGCGGCATCGTTCCCGCCGGCGCCCTGCGTGATGAGGCCCCACCGGTTGAACTCGAACGCGGAGGCACCGGCGGTGAGGTTCGCGAGGACGACGTCGAGACGGATGCGGCCGCCGTTGTGCTGGTTCGTGACCGGAGCGTCGAAGGCCGCGGCGAGCTTGCGCAGCCACAGGTCCGCGGCGACGTAGTCCGGCTGGTTGATGGCGCTCTCGGCGACGACGATGCCCTCGGAGGACCCCTGCGCGAGGTAGCCCATCGTCTTGAGCAGGTCAGTCCAACGGTCGATCGGGTACACGTGGTCCTCCCCCGGGCCTTCTGGTACGGCGGCGAGGGTGCGGAAGGTGACCTGGTCGGCCGGCTGCCCGGCGTCCTGTTCGGTCTCGATCGTGGCGACGGTCAGCCGGTAGGTGCTGTCTTCGGTGAGCTCGCGCAGCAGGACTGGCGGCTCTTCGACCACGGCAACTCGGTCGTTCGCGGTCACGCGGAAGCCGAGCGGCGACTGCCCGGACCAGGTGATCAGGGCATCGGTCGGGCCGACGTCGACGACGGTCACGGCGTCGGGCTTGGGCAGGGGCGGCTCCGGCGGGACGGGCTGTCCATCGCCGGAGCCGAAGGGTGCGCTACCCAGGGGCGCGGTTCCGAATCCAGCCATGCGCTACGCCCAGCTGCTCGTCGGGATGCTGGCGCGCGTGACCGTCCCCGAGGCGCCGGACTTGAGCAGCGGGATCGCCGCCGATCCGGAGAGGTTGCGGATCTTCCCGGCGCCCTTGACCGTCACACGGCCAGAGACGGGATTCACCCACGCGGCCGGCATGCCGGGAGCGGTCGCCTTCTGCACGACGTCGACGTCTCCGGGGAGCGCGAGGGTCATCGCGCCCGCGGTCGCCGGGCCGGCGACTCGAATGAGGTCGCAGGCGGTGCCCTCGACGAGGGTGTAGTCGGCGAGCGTGGAGCCGATGACGCCGATCGTCGACTTGACCGTGCTGGTCGGGGTCGGCCCGTTCTTCCAGTAGGAGCCGGGGGTGACGTCGATCATCGCGAGCGTGTTCTCCCCCATGATCGGGTCGATGACCCAGGTGTCGACGCCGGTGAGGCGCATGCCGACCGTCGGGTAGCGGGCGCCCTTCTTCGCGCGGAAGTGGGGCGCGACGTACAGCGCCGAATGGTGCTGCGACTCGGCGGCCAGGGCCTGGCGGAAGCCGACCTCCTCGTAGTCGAGCGCCACGCAGAAGAGGTAGTTCTGGCGAGAGTGCATCGGCTCGAGAGGCCAGCTCGATCCGTTGGGGTTCGGGTTGCCCTGCGGGACGGTGACGCCTGCGGTCGCGTCGGTGAAGCCGTACCGGCCGCCGCGGGAGGTGCAGTGCAGGTACCAGGTGTTGAAGGATCGCGTCTGGAAGGCGGCCTGCTCGGAGTCCTTCTGGCCTCCCGCGATGATGCCGGTGACGTTGCAGCCGATGAAGTAGATGTCGCTCGCGCCGTGGTGCGTGTCGAGGCCCGGACCGTAGGTGTTGAAGGTCTGGTGGTTGATGACGTAGACGAAGCGCTGGATCCCGTGGCGGAGGGTGTCGCCGACGGCGATGAGGAAGCCGGTGTTCCCGGTCGGGTTCGTGGTGAAGCCGTGCCGGACGTTGTGCGAGATGCAGCCGATGACGACGAAGTTCTGGGTCGTGCCCTCGACCTCGACGTGGTAGCCGTAGCCGCCCTCGGTCGTCGCGTCGTTGGGGAGCTCGAGCGCCTGCGAGTTCGCGATGACGCCGCCGAAGCCGGACGCGATCCGGAAGCCGTTGCGGTACCCGGCCTTGAACACATCGCCGATGTACCGGCCGTTCACGGCGCCGCGGATGTCGATCGCCGCGCCGCGTCCGATGCCGGTCGCGTTGGGGTCGGTCGCCGCATCGAACGTGAGGCCGTCGGTGCGGCTGATCAGGTTCGAGAAGTAGTCACCGGCGGGGAACAGAGGCCGCGACTCGTAGCCGCCCTGCGAGCCTCCGAGCTTGCGGAGGGAGCGCTCAACGGTGATCTTCGACCAGTCGTAGTAGGTGGCGCCCTTCGTGATCACCTGGCCGTCGGACGCGATCTTGCCCACGACGGTGCCGCCGCGGGTGACGTTCTCGCCGACCTTGAACGTGCCGATCGTCCGGCGCGCGGTGATGCGCTTATTCGAGGAGCCGTTGTCGTCGTCGCCGTAGCTCTCGATCTTCATCGTCGCGCCGGAAGTCGCGCCAGTCAGGCGGTCGTTCTCGGTGAGCGTCGACGAGCTGCTGAGCAGGAAGGTGACGCCGAGCACCGCGAACGCCTCGGCCATGACGGGCTTGCCGGTCTCGTTCGGGGTCGAACCTGTGGAGAGCAGGTCGTGGAGGACGGAGCCCGGCAGGCCCCAGGTGTAGAAGCCGGAGGTCGGACCGCTGGTCGTGGAGCGCACGGCGCCGGTGGCGACGATCTGCCAGACCATCTCGGCGCAGAACTTCTGCAGGTCCGCGGCCGGGACGTCGATGAACGACGAGCCGTGCTTCATCTCCGTGCCGACGCTCTTGGTGGCGATGTCGAGGACCGCCACGGTGGGGCTCGGCGCGATGATCTGCCGGAGGATCGTGCCACCCTCGCCCATGAAGCCACCGCCGTTGACGGAGATGAGGTGCATGTTCCGGTCGTTCCAGTGCGACGTCGCGACCGTCGAGCTCAACCGGTAGATGTTCGGGACGAGGATGGCCTTCTTCTGCGCATGCGCTGCGATGGCGAGATCGGTGATGTCGTTCTCGACCGGGTTGCTCGGGTCCCAGGGGGTCAGGCCCCACTTCGGGTCGGCGGCGTTGAGGGATCCGACCGACTGCTCCGGGGTCCCGCCCGCCTGCAGCTCGCGGATTGCCTTGTCGACCGCGGCGACGTAGGGGTAGTAGTCGGTGCTGTTGGCCGCGGGCAGCGGCGGGAGGTTGGTGTACGGCACGGGGGTCTCCTGTCGAGGGGCCGGCGCGGGGTCCGCCAGGCGAGGGGGAACACGAAGGCCCCCGCCTGAGGTGGCGGGGGCCTGGAAGGTGGAGCTCGGGAGTGGTGCTACTCGGCGCGGTGATCGGGGCCGTCGTGGACTCGGTCGATCGGGCCGAGGTTGGGCGTCTTCGCGGGAGCGGGTAGGGACGTCACGTCGTAGACCCCGTTCTCGTCGCGGTGGGCGCCGACGAGCTGCAGACGGCGAGACAGGCCGAGGGGCTTCCAGAGCCCGTAGTGCAGACCGACCGCGATGAGGAAGGCGGTGAGCGCGGTGCTGAGTCCGGCGGCGAGGTCGTAGACCTGGCCTCTGGTGAGCGCGTCGAGCAGCTCACCACCGAGTCCAGTGGCCGCGGCGAGCGCTGCGAGGAGCAGCGCCTTCGTGCCGCCGGCGACGGTGCTGGTGGTGACCAGGCCGACGAGCAGCGGGAGGAGGACGGTGACGAGCAGGGTGAGCAGCTGAATCCAGCTGGGGGCGAAGGTGATCACGGGGTCTCCTTGTTGGGGGTGTCGACGCCGCGGCGGATCCACTGCGGCGGGATGGTGTCTTCGATCTCGCGGATGTCGGCGGGGTCGAGGTCGGGTCCGTGAGAGTCTCCGACCCACTGGTCGGCGATCTGGCGGAGGATGCGCGCGAACGCGGATGCGCGGCGGACCGCTGCGTTCTCGACCTCGTCGAGGCGGGTGTAGACCCGGTCGAGCTCGGACTTCACGCGCGCGTCGATGCGGGCGTCGAGTGAGGACTTCGCGTCCGAGCGGGTCTTGCCTCGGGTGCCGAGGTAGACGATGAGCGAGGCGGTGACGGTTCCGGAGACACCGATCAGCGCGAGGACCTGCTCCGGCGTCATGCAGGCGCCTCCGCGGCCGCGTCGGCTCTGCGGTCCTTCCACTCCTCGCCGAGCATGTTCAGCTGGAAGCAGGCGAGGGGCAGCCCGAAAGCGAGCATGACGACGATGAACCAGTTCGGCGCCTCGTCGGGCACCGACGGGAAGATGATGATCGCCGCCATGTAGGCGACGATGATGCCGACCAGCACGAGCTTGCCGATGATCGCGACCAGCCACAGGCGAGGGAACGCGGAGCCGATGAGGCAGACGAACGCGACGACGGCGAAGCCTGCGCCCACGGCATCGACCGCGTGCGTGCCGAGCACGCGGTTGAGCAGGCGGGATCCGTAGGCGAGCGCGCTCAGCCCCGCAGCGATCGCGAGGACGTCGTACAAGGGCAGCCATACCCGCTTGAGATTGCGGTACTTCCACTCGCTGAGCGGGATGGCGTCGTGCGCCCAGATGGAGCGCGCGAGGAGACGGAGCATCAGGTCCTCCTCTCAGAGGTGAGAGGAGGGATCAGCGCTCGGCGGAGGGCACGTCGCCGGCCTCGGGCGGCTCGGCGTAGTTGGCCGTGACGGCGGCGATCGCGCGGACCCGGTTGTCGACGTTCGTGAGGCGCTTCTCGACGCGGGCGAGCGACCGCGCTCCGGCGACCTGCATGATGTAGACCCGCGAGAGCAGGTCGTCGGTGGTGAGCTTCACGCCGTTCGCTTCGACGTGCTGCAGGTCCTCGCCGGTGGCGCCGAGGACGTTGAGGGCTTCCTGGATCTTGCCGAGGTCGGTCATGTTCTCCTCCTGGAGAGTGTCGGTGTAGCGGCGGAAGTAGATCTCGGGGTCGCGTGCGACGCCCTGCGGGTCGCGGACCTCGAAGTGGAGGTGCTTGGCGGTGACGTTGCCGGTCGCGCCCTGCACGCCGATCGGCTGGCCGGCCTTGACGTGGTCGCCGACCTTGACGAGCGCCTGCGCCTGGTGGCAGTACCAGGTCTCGTAGCCGTCCTCGTGCCGGATGCGGGTGCGGCGGCCGTAAGCGCCAGCCATTGCGACTTCGACGACGACGCCGTCGGCCGCGGCGAGGATGGTGTCGCCGTTGCCCCAGCCGTAGTCCTGGCCGTAGTGGATGGCGGGCGAGGACGACGTCGGGCGGGGGCCGGTGCGCGGGCCGAAGCCAGTGTTGATCGAGCCCGGCGAGGGCCGAGCGGTAAGCATGAACATGAGGTCTCCTAGCTGTGCGATCGTCCGAGGTACGAGAACGTGAGAGCGGAGCCCGCGGTGTAGATCGCTGCCGAGGTGGCGACGATGGTGACCCAGACCTTCACTTCGAGGTTCCCGCCGGGGTGGTTCACGACGGCGCCGTCGAACTGGTGGCGGACGCGGCGGTTGTCGATGTCCTCGCGGTAGTCACCGACAAGCGGGTTGCCGTTGAGGGAGCTGCCGACGAGCATCTCGGAGAAGGTCGCGGCCTGGATGCAGTAGTCGCCGTGGATCGTGTAGTCGCCCTGGGGTGCGTTGAACCAGGTCGCGGTGAGGACGTCGAATCGCTGGTTCTGCGTGATCGGGCGGTCACTCTTGGTATCCATCTGCGAACGGGGAAACCACTTCACCCGAGGCCGCAGGTCGGGCTGCTCCCAGTAGGTGCCCGACCAGTAGAAGAGCTCGACGACCAGGTCGCCGACGGTCGGGTTCTCCGGGATCGCGACCCAGCACAGGCCGGGGAATCGCTTCTCGAGCGGGTACGCGTCCCGTTGCGCGATCGTTCCCGCGACGGTGCCGGCCCGCTTCGAGACGTCTCGGATCATCTGGTTGAACGTGCCCGGCATCTTCGTGGGCTCGAACGCGCCCATCTGCAGGGCGTGGGAGTCGGGGTCCCGGGTCATGACGACGTCGTCGGCCATGTCAGCTCTCCTTGCTGGTGGTCGGCACGCGTCGGCGGCCGATGATGAATCCGGCGAACACGACGACCGAGTCGCCGGGTGCCGGGTCGATGATGTGGTCGAGGACCTCGACGCTCGAGAGCAGCCGGTTGTCCTTCGTGCGGACGGTGGCCGTGAGCAGGGTGCGTCCCTCTGCGTCCGTCCGCGGGCCGACGTCGACGATCGAGCCGATTGGTTCTCGCGGGACGGCGAGGCCGTCGACGAGGACCGTGCTGCCGTCGCGGGTGATGCGGACGGTGTCGCCTTCTGTCGGCATGTAGGACCCGACGATGCGCAGCAGCACCTCGCTCCCGTCGTCGAGGCGGATGCGCGCTCTGTCGCCGTCCGAGCCGAGGAAGGTGGCGGTCGTGGTGTCAGGCAAGGTAGGCGCTCACCTTCATCGTGGGGCTGGTCATGCTGAGGTCGACCGCCTTGATGCGGATGCGGGCGGAGATGGTCTCGGACCACAGCTGCCCGACGTCGCCCGGCTCGAGGCGCGGGTCGACCGGCATCTCGATCGAGAGGCCCACAGCGCGCGGAGTGGTGTCGGCGGCGAAGCGCTCCGCGAGGTGCCGGTCGACCTGCACCTGCTCGGTGAAGGAGTCGACCTTGTACGTCTTCGTCCGCCGCCCCCAGGCGCCCTCGACTCTCGGCCCGTAGCGAAGCGGTCCGGAGCGGATCCGCTTCTCGGCCGTGAGCGTCAGCTGGTCGGGTGTCTCGGCGACGACGACGATGCGGTTCGGCACGTCTTCGGAGTCCCACTCGTCGACCTGCACCGATCCGACCAGCACGCCGGCGGCAGACGAGAAGGCGCCGTCTCGGAGCGAGAACGACGGGGCCGGCCACTCGTCGGGGCGGATCCCGACCGACCCGTCCCAGCGCATGTACGGCTCGCCGCCGACCAGCTTCACCAGGTCGAACGCTGCCTCGAGCCGGTTCTCCGGGTACTCGACCAGCGCAGAGACGTACGCGTTCCGCTCGATCCTGATGGGCAGGCCCAGCAGGTCGGCGAGCTCGTCGCGGAGGGAGCGGCCGACGGTCGACTGCTGCACGCCGGTGATCGGTTCGCGCAGCGTCCCGGCGAAGGCGTCGTCGAGCCGGACCGTGATGGTCTCGGCCGTGGTCCGGCGCCTGCCCCCGATGTTCGCGAATCCTCTGTCCTGCATCTGCGGCTTCGTGATCTCGAACTTCCCGAGCACGGTCGCCGAATGGAACCGGTCAGCGCGGACGTGACACGTGACCTCGAGCCAGTTCCCGTAGGGCGAGAGCGAATCGCTAATGTGCTTCGGCTCGCGCGATCGTCCGGCGAGATCCGCGAACGCGAGGGTCGCGGATCCGCTGCCGCACACCTGACGCGTCGCGTCGAAGTTCAGGCGCCCAGTGATCGGCACCTCGGCGATGGACTCCTGGTCCCACTCGCGCAGCGCGCGCGCCGTGTACGTCACGGTGTGCGAGCCGGACAGCACCCGATCGAGGCCAGCCTGCGCGGGCCTCACCGGGACGCCCAGCCGATGAGCTTCGGCGAGCGCATGGCGTCCGCCCAGGACGTGAACGCGGCGTTGAAGCCGGGCCATCCGCCGTTGTCGCGGAGCCAGTCCTCGAGGTCTGCCCAGGAGGCCTCCCGGGGGACGGTGCGGGTTGCCCAGCCGAGCGGGAGGAGCGACCGGTTCGCGGCAGCCCAGGTGGGGAAGGTGAGGTTGAAGCCCTCCCAGCCGTAGTTGTCGCGCAGCCAGGCCTCCCAGTCCGCGGGGGTGACGATGGCGTCGGCGAGCGCCGGAGCGGGCGGTTCGACTTCGGTGGCGCGGAGCGCCCACTCGGCGCGGGGGTTGCCGTTGCCATCGCCGCCCGGCCACCAGCGCGGCTCGGGCTGGTCGACGCGGCCGAAGAAGGTGCGCGGGATGAGGGTGGGGACGTTGCCGGCGACGCGGAAGCAGAGGACGCCGGAGCCGACGTCGTCGTCGTAGCCGCCGAGGAGCGCCTCGAGGGCCTCGGCTTCGGCGGCCTGGTAGGTAACGACGTCGAGGGCGAGCCCTGTCCAGCCGGAGCGCACCGTGCTGATCGAGAGGGGGACCGACCGGTTGCCGATCGGGACCACTCCCCCGCCCATTGGCCGGCTGCCGCCGGTGATCGCGTTCTTCCCGAGGGCGAGGGTCAGCGAGTGCGCCGGCCGGGTCGGGTCGTGGATGGTGACGGTGCTCGGCCGCGTGTCCATCTTCACCGGCGCCGACTCCGCGATTGCGAGGACGACGCCGGCGCGATCGACCGCAGTTGCGGTGTACGTCGCCGGCAGGCCGAAGCCCATCTCGAAGTCCCGGCCGAAGAGGTCCTCGTAGACGTCGAGCTCGACGAGGCCGCGCGTCAGGAAGTCGCGACGCTGCTGGCGGCGCGTGACGGTGACGCTCGCCGTGCCGGCGGGCGGCGCGTCTACCGTGACCTCGGCGTGTGCGACGAGCCTGCCGATAGGGCGAGCAGTGGCGGTGACGATCATGATCTCCACTTCCTCCGTCTGCTGTCCTGGTCTTGGCGGTCGAGGGCGCCAGCCACACGTCCGTCAGCGATGTGCGCCACGCGCCCCTCGAGGTACTCGCCCGTGAACGGGTTCTGCACGAGGACGGTGATGGCCGGAAGCCCCGGGCTGGCCTGGCCTGAGGAGGCCCCGGCCATGCCCCCCTGCGCCATGAGTTCGAGCGGCGGACTGCCCGGCATCCGCCGGAGCCCCTCGAGGATGAGCGCCCACGAGCGCGAAGATCCGTCGAGCGGCGCGTAGAGCTCGGGGACGTCGGAGCGGTCGCCGACAACCCGCCACGTCGAGGCAGGAACCATCTGCGCGATCGACTGCATCGGAGTCAGGCCCGGCAGACCACCGGCAGCCATGAACTCGAGGATGTTGCCGCGAGCGTTGTACGCGGCCGCCACGGCCCCTCGGTCGGCTCCGGTCTGCTGAACGACCTGATTGATGACCACGTCTCGTCGGCCAGGGATGTTGTTTAGGTCCCTGACGAACTGGTCGATCTTGGCGGTGGCGGTCGCGGTGTCCGCTGTGACGATGACCGATCCGTCCGGCAGCGTGACGATCGCGTTGCCAAGCAGCTCGACCTTCCCGCGCTCGTCGTTCGCGTTCGAGTCGAAGTGGGTGCCCTTCTGACCCGGTGTCTCGTTGATAGCCGCGATCAGATCTCGAGCCTGCTGCTCGGTCAAACCCATCTGGACGAGCTGGCCGACGAGGGCGTTGGTCGCGGTGTCGTAGCGCCCTGCGAGCTGCTCCTGAGACTCCCCCGCAGCGCCGGCCGCGGCGACCTCCTCTGACATCGCGGAGATAGAGTTGCGGACCTGCTGCTCGAGCGTGGCCCCTGACTCCGACGCGGAGAGGTTCGCGAGGTCGACGCCGTCGAGGGCGATCTTCGAGCCGTCGGCCGAGTAGCCGACCGCGTCGATCGCCGATGCGAGCGCCATGGTCTTGTCGTTGAGAAAGCCGAGGTCGATCTGCGGGTCGAAGAATTCGTGGAACGAACCACGCCCGTCCTCGAGGTTGCCACTCAGCCGACGGATGTTGCTGGCGGCCGTGTCAGCCTTCTCGTCAAAGGCACCCATGTCCTCGGCAAGGCCCTCGATTTCGGTGGTGTCCTGGCCGAGAAGATGCATCAGGTTCGCGATCAGGAGGACAGCGTCCCGACCCGGGCCAGCCACGAGCTCGCCGAGCGATTCCGTGCCGCCCGCGACGGCCTCGATGATGGCCTGGCCGAAGTCGATCGACCCGTCGACCATGTCCGAGAGGAACTGCAGAACGGGTCCGCGGTTCTCAGAGACGAAGGTCGCGACGTCGCCGAGTCCATCGCCGAAGGCTCCGGCGAGAGCACCCTTCACCCCGTTCCCCGCGACCTCGATGCTCCGAAGAGCACCCTCGATCTTGGAGGCGTCGTTGCTGGCGAGGGTGTCGAACATGCGTTGAGCAGCGCCCTCGACCCCGTTCATCTGGGCTTCTGCGGTCGACAGGTCGATCTTGCTGACGTCGAACTGCAGATCTTCGAACTGGGTACCGAGGAGGCCGACGGCGACCTTGTTCCGCTCGACCGGGTCCTCGATCTGGTTCAGCTTGACGAAGAGCTCGTCGAGGGCCGCGGCCGCTTCGGGACCTCCCTTGGCGAAAGCGGCCTGCAGATTGGCTGGCACGAGTCCGACCCGCTCGACGAAGCCTGCAGTCGCGTCGTCGCCCTCGCGCAGCCGGATCCCGAGCTCACGCAGGGAGTCGGCGAAGAAGTCGGTATTGGGGGCGCCAGCCTTGAGTCCCTGGTTGAGGAGCCCGAGGGCCTGACCGCCGGTCAGACCGATCGAGGCGAAGGTCGAGCTGTACTCGTTCAGGGTGTCGAGCAGGTCGTCGCCGCGGTTCACTCCCTCGCGGGCACCCGCGGCGAAGATGTCGAAGGCTTCCTGCGAGCTCTTCGCGAGACCGGTCGACAGTAGAGACGCGGTCGTCCGGGCGACGGGCTGCACATCCTCCTCGAGGATGTCCGCGATTCCGGCTAGACCAGAGATGACCTTCTGCGAATCTCTGGTCGTGGCGGCTGGGTCGATGATGTCGAACTGAACCCCGAGTCGGGTCAGGTCCATGTTCTGCTCGATGGACTCGCCGAATCCGTTGGCGTAGGCCTCGGAGGCCGAGCGGCCGAGACGCTGCGCGTCGACGTCGCTGATACCTGTGAGCGCTTGCAGACGGTCGCGGCTGACCTCGACCTGCAGGCCCTCCTGCAAGGCCCCCACGAACGCCTTCCCGACAGCAGTACCAGCCGCGACAATCGAACCAGCGATCGGCAGGGCGACCAGCGCAGCGACAATCCCGTCGACGAGACCCTCACCGGCGTCGTCCCCGCCGCGCTTGCCCGCCTTGCCCGCCTGATCTGCGACGGCGTCGAGACTCTGCTCGGCGCCAGAGGTGTCGACCTCGACCTCCATCTGTGCACGTGCGCCTTCCAGCGCCTGCAGCTTCTTGCGTGCGCCGTCGAGGAGCGCCTCTGCCTTGTAGGTCTCCGCACGGACTTCGGTTGTCGGCTCCATCGCGGAGAGCTGCGCCAGCTGCGCCTCGAACCGAGTCACGGCCGCCTGGGCGGTCTTGACGTTCGCGTCGACCTGGACGGCGATCGCGTTCGAGACGAGGCGCTTCGTAGCGGTCTCGACCTTGTCGACGCCGTCGAGCGCGTCCTGGACGTCAGCCTCAACCTCGATCTGCTCGCGCGCGGAGGTGAGGGCCGTGAGCTGGCGCTGGGTCTTCTGCAGCGCAGCCTCAGCACGGCGGGTCTCGGCCGTCACGTCCAGCCCACCGAGAGCCCGGGCCTGCAGCTCCTCGAGCTTCTGCTGCGTCCGGGCGACAGCCTTCTCCGCCCGCGAGATGTCGGCGTCGATCACGGCGACGGTGCGCTGGTTGACCAGCTTCTTCGCGGCCTTCTCGACCTGGTCCATCCCGGCGAGGACGTCGGCGGTCGGCGCCTCGACGTCGATCGTGACGTCCTGCGCGCCGAGCTTCTTGCCGGCGGACTCGATGTCCTTGAACTCGCCCTTCGTCGCGGCCGCGAGCTGCTTCGCTGCCGCGCCGGCGACGCCGTAGGACTTGCTGAGGACCTTCTCGATCTGCTCGGCGGACTGCTTCGCTGCCCGGTCGGACTCGAGGAAGCCGCGGATGAGCTCGCGCTTCTGCTGGTCGTTCGGCGCGAGCTTGTCGAAGACGGTGTCGAACCTGTTGGCCGCCTGCTCCACGCTGGCCATGCCGGCGAGAGCATCCTTCGTCTCGACGTCGACCTTGGCGGTGATCGGCTTCTTCTCGATCCGCTCGCCAGCGGTCTTGACGTCCTTCTCGCCGCGCGCGATGTCGGTCGTGTTGGCGGTGAACAGCACCTCGAGTTCGGCAGCGCGCAGCGGCATGAGTCACCTCCGGGTGAGAGCGCCTCGAAGTCTCGAGGGTGAGTCGATGAGCGAGAAGATCGCGGCGCGCACGCCGAGCCAGGACCCGGCGCGCACGGTGGGGTCGTAGAGGTCGATGCCGTGGTCGCGCAGCTCGGCGATGACGAGTCGCCAGTGGGTGACGATCGCGAGCCAGGAGCCGTCGATCTCGGGCGCTTTCGCGACCGGGCTGTCCTGTTGGGCGGTCGGCGGCTCGGGTGCGAGCTCGGCGGGGACGGGCCGGTAGTCGGGGTACCAGCCCTCGTCGTCGGGCTCACCGATTCCGTAGGGTGCCCAGTCCTCCGCCGTGATCAGTCTTTTGGGGCGGTACCTGCGCTCTCGACAGTGTCGACGTCGCGGGGCGACCAGAGGATCTTCGCGACGAAGTCTGCGTACTCGCGGCTGCGTGCCCAGTAGAAGACCGCGTAGTAGCCCACCCTGTTGAGAGACTGCTCGCTGACTCCGTCCTCTGCCATCTGCCGGTAGACGTCACCCAGCGCGGGGTGCTCCCCCGGCCGGATGGTGTCGAGCACGTTCTGCACCTCGGCCGGGATCTCTCCCTTGACGAGGCCCAGCTTCACCTCACCGCGAATGGCGGCCGCGAGCAGCTTGCCGGCGTTCTCGACGCTCGGCGGCTGCACGCTGTACGTGCGACCTCCGAGCGTGATGTCGAGGGTGGGGGCGACCCACTCCTCGAAGTCGATCGCCCCCATCTGCTCAGGCCCCGCGCGCGACGATGAGCGCCTGCGAGACGCCGGCCGTGGTGGTCGCGGTGATCGCGACGTCGCCGGCGTCGCCGACAGGCATGACCGCGACGAGCGTCGAGTCGCTGACGACCGTGAACGGGACAGAGGTCGCGCCGACCTTGAGCGTGAGCGTGTCGAGCAGCGAGCGCCCGTTGACGGTGAACAGGTCGCCGTCGTTGGCCGGCGCGCCGTCGGCGGTCGTGACGCCGAGGACGACGGGCAGCGCGTCGACGTCGTTGCCGGGCCAGGGGTTGGCGATCTCCTCGTACGGCCCGACGCCGGTGAGGGCGACGGCGTACGCGTCGATCTCGCCGCCGACGCCGGTGTTGACGCGGGAGAGGGCGACGGTCGCGTTGCCGCGTCCCGCCTCGCGGGGGTGCGGCTTGCCCTCCTTGGGCTTGTGGTACCAGCGGACGTCGATCTCCGCGTCCTCGCCGGTGGCGGAGGGCTTGGTCCGGGCGAGCAGCGCCTCGACCTCGGGGAGGAACAGGCCGGTGGTGAGGCTGCGGTTCACCTGCACGGTGAAGGCGCCGTTGAAGCCCCAGCCGGTGACCTGCGAGTTGGGCGCGCCCTCGTCGTCGTAGGTGGCCGCGTCGGTGGTGATCGGAGTCGGGGTGACGCCGAAACCGCTGATGCGGCGGAAGGGCTGCCAGAGCGGGTTCGCACGGGAACCGAGGTTCGCGTCGATGCCGTACTCGAAGGACTTGCCGAGCGTGAAGCCCGCGGGAAGGATGACCTTGTTCATGTGGATGCCTCCGGGTTGTCGAGGATGATGAGGTAGTTCTCGGATCGCTGCTCTCGCCCGTTGCTGTCGGCGCCCAGGCGGGCCATCGACTGGCGAGAGATGCTGCTGATGCCCTGCTGGCGGGAGATGCCGATCAGGACCGGGCGGGCCTCGTCGGCCATGTCGTCGGCGTCGGCACGATCGCGGGGGCGGCCGCGCAGGCGCAGCTGCACGCGTCGGGACGAGGGGCCTTCGTCCTCGTCGGGGTCGCTCGCGCCGTACACCTGGACGCCGGCGGCGCGGTTCGGGGTGGACCCGATCGCGCCGTAGAAGACCGCGACGTCGTCGGGTGGGTAGGCCTCGGCCGTCTCGAGGTACTCCCACCCTTCGATGCCGCCGAGCGCTCGGCAGATGATGTCGGTGAGCTCGGAGTCCTTCATCCGGTCGCGCTCGTCTTCTTCGCGATGATCCCGGTGACGTCGACCTCGTTCAGCGCCGACTCGAGGAACTTCCATTCGCCGCCGCGCGGGTGCTCGTACTCCAAGCTCTCGTGCTGCAGCAGCGCGACGAGGCTGCTGTAGCCGACCTGCAGGGTGAGGTCGTCGACGGCCACGAAGCCGGTGTCCTCGGTCTCGCCGGTCAGGTGAGGGGCGAGCTCGTTGGAGCGGGCGAGGATCTCCTTGCCTGCTTCGCGGAGTCCGTCCTGCGCGGCGGCTTCGATGAGGGTGAGGACCGGGGTGGTCTTCATGTGCTGCCTCCGATCAGGCGAGGGAGAGCAGGAGGAACGAGTCGAGCGGCTCGGCGTTCTCCTCGCGGGCGACCGAGAGGACTTCCGCTTCCCGCTCGCTCGAGCGTCCTGCCCAGACGGTGACGAGCGCGCCGGGCGCGACGTCGGAGTCGAGGGGCACGGTGACCTTGGTGGAGGAGACCGCCTCGGATCCGTCGGCGGTGCGGACGAGACGCTGCTCGTCCTTCACCTCCGCGGACAGCGTGCGAGCCGTGCCGTAGCTCGATCCGCGGCCGCCGCTGGCGGACACGTCGCGCACCTGCACGGTGTGCGGGTACCAGAACTCGTCGTCCCAGCTCACGAGTACTCGCCCTCGCGCCAGATGCGGCCGATCACGCCGACGACAGGGAAGGACCCCACCGGGAGCCCCGGAACGTCTGCGACTCGCGCGAGCGCTCGAAGCGCGGTGCGGTCCTCGGAGGAGAACGTGGAAGCGATCGAGTCGAACGACATCGATGTGCCGTTGCGGCTCATCGATCGTGTGCGCCGCGACCCCGCCTTCGGCAGCTCGGCCGCGGCAGCCCTGAGGATCGCGACCGCCGTCGCCTTCTTGTCGTCCTCTTCGGGGATCGAGTCGAGGGGGGCGATGGTGTTCGCGTACGCGAGGATCCGCAGCGCCGTGTCCGAAGGCAGCGGCGCGAGGTCTTCCTTGGTGATGCTCATTTCATCGCCCCTCTCGACTACTTAGCGGTGCGGCGGGTGGGCTTCGCGGCGGGTACCGCGCCGCCCTCGGGCGCCTCGAGGATCTGCAGGCCGTCCTCGCCGACCGGCACCTCGGCGCCGTCCTCCCGCTCGACGATGGCGGCGGGGATCTCGGCGACGAGCTTCTCGGCGGCGACCCGCACGGCCTCGTCGAAGGTCGCCTGGTGCTCGGCGATCTTCTCCTCGGCACGCTTTTCGGCGGCGAGCTCGACGGCCGCGCGGAACTCCTCCTCGAACTCGGCGCGCTCGGCAGCCTCGTCCTGGATCGTCTCGGCGTCGACCGCGAGAACGTCCGTGTACGGCGCGGGGTTGAGTCGGTCGAAACGCTCGAGGTCGTCGTCGTGCACCTCGACCTCGTCGCCGAGGAAGCCGAACTTGGCGCGGCCCTCGGGGTCGGTGTAGGACCCGATCCCGGATTGGATGATGCGCGTGCCCATCAGCCGGCCAGCCCGACGATCTTGACGACCGAGAACGGGTTCGTGACGACCTGCACGAAGCGCGCGTCCGTCTGCACCCAGGTGCGCTGCGTCTCCGGCTCGCGCCAGGTCTCGGTCGCGAGCGCCTTCTCGAGCCGCATCTCACCGGCCTGCCCGGCCTCGGTCGCGTAGGCGGTGCCGGGGGCGACCCGGTTGGACGCCTTGAGGGTGATGCCGTACGACTGCAGCACCGCCTCGAAGTCGGACCCGTAGACCAGGCGCAGCTGAGCGAGCTGCGCCGGGTTCACGATCCAGGTGTTGAACTCGACGCCGAGCTCCTGCGCGTCGGCGAGCAGCTGCACCTTCGCGAAGTCGGCCGCGGGGTAGGCGGCCGCGGACGAGGCGGAGGTGCCGGCCGTGATCACCGAGTTCCAGTTCACGCCGGTGACGACCTGCGAGGGGAAGGCAGCGATGGCCTGCTCGACGATCGAGATGGCGCGCGCGTCCTGGCGGCGGATCATCCCGTTCATGAGCTTGATGCCCTCGCGCTGGATGACGCCCTGGTCGTTGCGGTCTCGCGCCTCGTCCGTGACGAAGAACTTGCCACCGTGCTTCTCTACGGCGGCGACCTTCGGCTCCGCGTTCTCCGACGTGACGACGGGGAACTCTGCGCCGGGAGCGACCTCCTGCACGTCACGCGTGGGGAAGAGGTCGTTCAGGGTGAGCTGGTCGTAAACGACCGCTCCACCCTGGACGCCGCCGGGCGAGGAGAAGAACAGCGGCGAGATGTAGTTGCGGAGGTTGATGTCCGACAGGTACCGCGTGATGCGGGTCGGCTGGTTGAGCATCGTCTCCACCGTGATGGTGGATCCGGCGACGGTGGGGGCTGCGAGCGGGTACGCCGTGGGGTTGGTAGCCATCTGGATCGCTCTCCTTCCTAGTAGAGCTCGATGAAGACGTCGGAGCCGGCGGCGCCGGCCGACCAGGCACGGCCGCGGGCCTTGCCGGTGTTGATGGTCACGGCGCGCCCGGAGGCGCCGACCTCGACCTCGGCGCCGACGGCGATGTTGCCGCCAGCGGTGACGGGGACGATGGACCCCTTGCCGCGCAGGACGTGCACCTTCGCGCCGGCGGTGGTGTCGCGCGAGGCGACGCCGACGGTGAGTCCAGCGGCCGTCGCGGTGACGACGGTCGCGTTTGCGCCGGTCGCGGCGCCGACGGCGGCCGAGATGTCGACGAAGGTCTTGCCGGTCACGCCACCTGCACCGACGGTGGCGGTGAGGTCAGCTCCGGGACGGTACAGCGGGATGCTTTCGTTGGCCATGGTGTCTGTCTCCTCAGCGCTTCCAGTTGGCGGGGTAGGCGTCGGCGTCCATGTCGACGGTGTCGGACACGCCGACCTCGGCGACGGGGACGGCCGCGTTCTTCGCGAGCGAGTTGAGGATCGCGGTGGCGCCCTCCTCGCTGACGTCGAGCTGCGCGCGCCACATGTCGCGCGCCGCGGGCGTGATGCGGCCGTCGGCGAGCGCGGAGTCGACGACCTGGTCGCGGCGGGCGGCGACCTGGTTGGCGAGCGCCTGGCGGCCGGCGGCGGCGTCGGCCTGCAGCGCGGCGAGCGCGGTGGCGTCGACGAGCTGGGTGCCCTCGGGGGCGGTGGATGCAGAGGCCGCCGTGGTGCGCGCCTCGACGGCAGCGAGGAGCTGCTCGTCGGTCGCGTTGGCATCGGTCACGCCGAGCCGGTCACGGAGCCCAGCCTGCAGGGATTCGTACGACATGGTGTCGCTGTCCTTTCGGTTGGTGGATCCCGGCTCGGCCGGGGGGTTCAGGGGTTCGCGTGCGGTGGCCGCGAATCGGGAGAGGCGCGCGACGGCGTCCTCGGGGTCGTCGTCGTCCGGCGGGATGACGAGGACGAGGTCGCCGTCGTCTTCGCCGACGGTGGCCGTCTCTCCCGCGTCGGGGATGACGTCGACGCGGTCGGCGAGGCCGAGCTCGACGGTCTCGGTGGCGGTGAGCCAGGTGTCGTCGGCGAGCAGCGCCGTCCAGTTCTGGTCGCCAGCCTTCGCCGTGTAGAGCTCGACGATCGAGCGCTCGATGCTGTCGAGGACGTCGGCGTCCTTGCGCAGGTCGCGGGCGTTGCCCCAGCTGAACGAGGACGGTGAGTGGATCATCATCATCGTTCCCGGCGACATGACCGTCTCGGCGCATCCCGCAGCGAGGAAGGATGCGGCCGATCCGGCGAGCCCGTCGACGACGGCGATCACCGAGGCGGCGTGGGCGCCGAACATGTTCAGGATCGTGAGCGCCTCGAAGACCTCGCCGCCGGGCGAGTTGATGCGGAGGACGATCTGGGTGATGTCGTCGGGTAGCGCGTCGAGCACCTCGCCCACGTCCTTCGCGGACACGCCCCAGTACCCACCCCAGGAGTCGATCGGGCCATAGAGCCGGATCGTGGCGACGCTCCCGGTCCCGGTGGTGGCGGGGGTGGTGACAGCGTCGAAGAACTCGGTCTTGGCCGTCGGCAGCTCGCGCGCTCCCCAATACCGGTTCGCGCCTTCCATGTCGGGGCGGGAGCGCGGGCGCTCCTGACTGCGGGCGTGTCGTCTCATGTCTGTCCCTTCGTGGACGGGTTGAAGATCGCCGCGACCTGGCCGGCGAGCGCCCGCTGCTGAGTGGGCGGCAGCGCTTCGGGCATGTCACCTTCGATCTCGGTGACCTCGCGCGCCGACTTCGCTCCTGCACCCGGCTGGCCGGTGCCGTCGTCTGCGCGGACGGGGAGGCCGTACTGCTGGCGGAGGTGCGCCTCGAGGGCGGGGTCTGGCGTCAGCGCGCCGGCGGTGACGAGGCTCTTGATCGCTTCGGCGGTGGCTGCGTACTGCGCGCCGATCGGTTCGAAGATCAGCTGCGGTGCCCGTTCGGTCGGGCCGAAGTTGATGTCAATCGAGTCCTCGATCACGTGCTGCTGCACGGTGATCCGGATGTCGTCCGCGACAGCGTTCAGCGAGTCGCTGAAGATCTTCGCGAAGGTGTCACCGAGGGCGTAGGAGCCGGTCGCGTTGTCGCCGCCGAGGTTGAGCACCTGCGCGAGGACGGCGCTGGCGATCATCTCGTCGTAGTACCGGATCGGCTTGTCGCTGTCGGGCAGCGTCCCGGTGACGCCGTTCAGCGTGAACTGGCCACCGTGGGGCAGGGACACTCCGGCGTATTCGCCGGAGCGGTACGCCTTCGCGATTTCGAGTCCGCGATCGATCTGCGCCTTCCGCCACTCGACGAGCTCCGCACCCTCGACACCCTCGGGGTCCGGTGGGGAGACCATGACCGGGACGCCGAGCCCGTTGCGCTCGAGGGTGAGCGCCTGGGTGCGGAGGCCGCTGTCCTTGAGTAGCCAGTACTTGAAGGCCGCGCGCAGCATCGACCGGCCGAGCCAGTTACCGCCCTCACGGTCGTTGACGTACGCGACGAGGCGATCGACGGGGATCCGGATGTTGCCGAAGGCCGAGCCGAGGACGACGTTCCCGGGCTGCTCAATGGCGACGAGGCCACCGTCGGGGGCGACGTCGATCTTGCTGATGGTGCGGTGCGGGCGCCAGGCGAGCTTGCGCAGGTGCGCTTTCCCGTCGTCGCCGATCTCGAACACCTGCTCGAAGTAGGAGTGCCCGAACGGCAGCGACAGGAGCGCGAGTCGGAGGTGGTCGTTCCAGGAGAACCGGCCCTTGGTCCGCAGCGGTGCGACCGGGTCGCGGCCCTTGATCGGCAGGCCCAGGTCGCCCGCGATCAGCGCGACCGCCTCCTCGCTTGCCCCCGCGGGATCGATCATCCACGCGGTGGAGAGGATCGGGAAGGTGACCGCGCGCAGCACCGACTGGACCTGCGCGTCCTCCGAGCGCATCCGGTCGTAGACCTCGATGCTCAGCGGCCACACCAGCTGCGGGTTCGTCTCGGCGACGTCGCTGGCGAACATGTCCCACCCACCAGGGGCGCTCTTCTGATAGCCGATTTCGGCCATGAATGCCCCTCTCGAGTTAGAACCTGATGGACGCGAAGTTGACGTCGCCGCCTCGACTGCCGCCACCGCTGGGCTTCAACATCTCGGCAGGCGGCGCCGGCGGAGCGGGCGGGGGCGGGGGCGGGGGCTCGAGCGCTTCGAGGGCGTAGAGCGCCATGGTCTCGGCGCACACTCCGGCGATGTCGACGGGGAGCGATTTCTCTCTCGACCAGCCGGTGTTCTCGGCGTAGGTGCGGACGACGCCGCCCTCGATGCCGGTAGCCATGTCCGGCTGATCGACGATGACGAGCTCCTCGTCGCGGACCCGATCGCTGAACCGTCCGGTCGCGAGCGCGAAGCTCGACCAGTCGATGGCGTGGACGATGAACTTCGTCTTCTTGCCGTGGAGCATGAACTCGGCGTCCTGCAGCGGCTTGAGGAAGTCGGTCGCGGGGACGCCCTTCGACTGCACCGCGACCTCGATGAAGCCCGACGCCTGCGCGAGCTCGATCAGGCGCGGGATCACCCACGCCCATCCGGCTCGCTTCTCCTGGATGTAGACGAACGGGTCGCCGGTGTTCGTGAGGGTGGCCGAGGCGATCCACGTGTTGTCGCGCTTGATCGACATGTCGATCGCCCAGACCGTGCGAGCTCGGCGCGGGATCGATGCGAAGACCTCGTCGACCGGGACGTACAGGTTCTTCCAGTCGGCGACGTCGATGTAGTTGTTGACGGCGACGGTCACCCACTGGCCGAGCACCTCGATGCGCTCGACGTTCTTGTTCTTCGCGTCCGCTGCCGCCTTCATCAGCGCGCGGATCGACATGCCCGGCAGGTAGCCGGCGGATGGGTTCGCCTGCGCGAACGCGATCGGGTCGTCGAGCGCAGCCTCCTGCTCGGCTGACCACTCGGCGATGAACCACTGTGAGTCGGGATCGTCGACGCCCTCGTGGCAGATGTCGCGGATGTCGCGCAGCACCTCGGAGCGCTTCGTACCCGCGTTCGAGAACGCGACGAGGAGAGCGTCGAACATCGCGTTCGCCGACTTCTCAATCGAGGACCAGCCCTCGTAGTCGTACTGCTCGCGCAGCTCGTCGAGGAGCAGTCGCGAGGCGCTGTGTCCGCGGGCGCCGTCGAACGTGCGAGGCAGGTAGGCGGCGCCGCCGTGGGTCTTGAGCTCCGTCTCACCGTTCGTGGTGCGCGGCGGGTGCGTCAGCTGCTGCAGCTCGGGGCGGCGGTCGGTCGCGATGCCGGCCTTCTGGTCGTCGGGGGCGCCCCACTGGCGCACCTGCTTCCAGGGCTTCATCGCGATGTCGAGCTTCTGCGCGGCGCCGACGATGACGAACGCCTGCTCGGGCGTCTGCTTCGGCCAGCGCCGGGCGTCGACGTAGAGCCAGAACGCGGCGAGCACCGCGGCGATCGCGGTCTTCCCGTTCTGCCGGCCGACGATGACGAGCGCCTTCGGGAAGCGCAGCGTCCCGTCCTCGTTCAGCTCGAGCAGGTGGATCAGCAGCCATTCCTGCCAGGGGAAGAGCTGCACTCCGAGGATCTCGGTCGCGAACGCGATCACCGCGAAGCCGCGGGATGTCTGCGGCGTCAGCTCGCGCAGCGGCTTCGTGAAGATCCGCGGCTCGGTGATGCCGTACCGAGGTATCTGCATGGCACCTCCGGTTACTTACCCGGCGCCGCGCTCCTGCAAGAACCGATCCATTCCGGTGACGACCGCCTCTCCCGGAGACGGCTTGGGATCCGGCTTGGGCTTGGTGGCCGCCGGCTTCTTCGACGGCAGCAGCGACTCCCCCTCGGCCGTCACCGGCGCGAGCTTCTTCACCTGCTGGGCGTGCAGGGTCATCGCGAGCTTGAGGTACTGCCGGTACTCCGCCCGCGGCCGCTGCCCGCCGCCCTCGTCGAGCTCGTCGGCCAGTGCGCGCAGCTGCTCGACGACCGGCGCCGCCTCGGGAACCTTCGCGAGCTTCGTCGCCCGGAGGAAGCGAGACAGGGCAGCCCGCTGGGGTCGCTCCTTGCGGGTGACCGGGCCTTTCTTCTCGACCAACCCACGTCACCCCCCTGTAGAAAAAAGCTCCGTGGGAGCCGGGGAGGGAGGAACACCCACCCCGGTGGTGGTCCGCCCCTCATCGCGGGGGCTGGATTTTTCGGCGATCAGGGCCGGGAGGCCGAGTCAGGAGACCCAGGCGTCGCCGGCGGCCCCTTCGAGGCACAGAGCGGTCACGGCGTGCTCGGTCGTGTTGTGCGAGTCGCACAGCACCGTGCCGTCGTACGTGCCCGCGACGTCGGCGGCATGGTTGGCCGGCGCGCTGCAGCCGGGGAAGCCGCAGCTGGTCCACCGCGCTGTCCCGCCGAGGCGGATGTGATCGCGTCGCCACTGGCCGTAGCACTCGCGCGCCTCCGCTTCGGAGTCGTGCGGCTCGTGCTCGGTGCAGTACCCGATCGGGTGGCCTCCGGCGCTGCCGAGGCTGACGTAGTGCCAGCCGCCGGCCTCGCCCTTCTGAGCTGCCGTGAGCTGCCTCACTTGGCTGCCCACCACTCGTAGACGTGGGAGCCGTCTGCGCCGTGCTCGATCGTGGCGGCTGCCGGGTCACCGATGACCGAGGCGTCGCACTCGCTGCACTGGATGCGCTGAGCACCGGCCGGCACCGGCAGGTCAGCGGAGTCGGGGTCGGCGTCGAAGCGATCGGCGAGCCGGCGCAGCGCGGCCGCGACCTCGGCGCCGAGCTTCGCCTCGCTCGTCGACGCGGTGCCCGTCGCCAGGTCGAAGGTCACCTCCGTCGGGATGGTGAGCTCGCCGATCTCGACCAGCTCGCCGTCGTTGACCTGAGCGGACAGCTTGATGATCGTGTCGGCGATGGTGAGTGCAGCCATGTCCGCGGTCTCCTTCGATGTCTGTTCGATGGTCGGGTTGAACCAACGCGGGTCGACCCGACCTGCGGGCATGGTGAGTCGCGCGTCAGCGATGAAGCGGTGAGCGGATGCGCGGGTGGGGTGTTCCTCTGCGAGCAGATGCCCGTCGTTCAGGCGGACCCGATAGGTCATCGCTTGGGCTCTCTCTCGCGATCGCTCCCCTGCCACGGCGCTGCGGTGCAGACGGTGAGCAGGTGCGGGGTCGGGATGGACAGGAGCTGCGCCAGGATGTCGGCCGACTCATCGATGCCGTACTCAACGTCGCGTCTCGCCCCGCCGCCGGCGATCTGGCGGAACGATCGGATGCGGTCGTCCGTCCGCTTCAAGCCGTGCTCGCGCTTGAGGCGATCAGCGGTATCGACGTCGCGAACGACCAGCACCCGCTTGATGCCGTCCGGCGCGTCGAGCAGCCAGGCGAGAGCGAGTGTCGTCTTGCCTTCTTGACGCTCGCCGACGAGGACATGTTCGGGTCCGTCGATGGCATCGGGCCGGCCGTACACCTCATCGAGCGCGCGGTGCCTAGCGCGCCGGGCGGCGAAGGCCGGATCCGGGGCGAGGTCGAGGGGCGAGCCGATCATGTGCCCGCTCATCCCGGCACGACCGTGACGATCTCGGTCCGGGTCCGTGCGGTCTCGCCGTCGAAGACGGGCAAGCCGGTGTCGGGGTCTCGCACGAGGTAGACGCACTCGATGTAGTCGAGGGGCCAGCGCGTCTCGACGAGGTCCTTCGTCGGGATCCCCAGCGACTGGACGGCAGCGTTGCGCTGCGTGGCGGTGACGCTCTCGGGCATGCTGTCGCTCCTGTCGTCTACCACCAGGCCGGTACGGGCTCGCCGAGGCCGCCGGTCGGGATGCTGGTCTTGCGCCGCTCGTTGCAGAGCCGGTGCGAGTGGCGGAAGTTGGTGGGCTCGTCCTGCAGCTCGGGGTGCTCGCTGACCGTCTGGTAGTGGTCGAGGTTGTGTGACGCCTCGGTCGCGCCCGCCGGCACCTCGTAGTCGATCGGGACGCCGCCGAGGTAGCAGAGCTCGCCGAGCCAGCAGTCGGCCTCAGGGTCGCCCTGCTCCGCCAGCTTCTTGCCCTCGAGGAAGAAGGCCTGCCTGAGCTTGTGCATCCGCCGGGTGTTCTCCCGAGCCATCAGCGCCTCGTGATGTCGAGCCGGAAGCGACCGACTGCCAGGGTCAGCAGCGATTGGTCAGCGTCGACCTCCTGCTGCGGATCCGGCCGAGACACACCCGACGGCCCGACCGGCGGATGACTCGACGGCCGCGGCTGAGATTCGTCGTAGGTGGGTCGACCCATGCGGTCCTCCTCGAAGTAGTGCCTCGTTGGGTGCGGGGGTGAGGCCTTCCCGATGACATCGGCGCGAGCGACGAGTGCACGTGTTGGCAAGGCGGGTACCGCGGCGCGATGGTGCGTGCCAGGCGATACCCGCCCTGGGACCTATTCGCTCGAGGCAGGGCAGTCAGACCCTCATCCGCGCCCCTGCGCAGCCTGCGCTCGGGGCGGCGGGGCATAGGCGTCGCTCACCTGGGCGGCGGGAACGACGAAGGCCCCGCATCGCTGCGAGGCCTTCGAGTCTGGTCTCAGGGTGCCGAACACCCCGAACCTAGTGATCGCATTTCTAATGCATCCGAGGACAACTGTCAAGCGCTTCTGCAAGGTCCGCGGCGGCCGCTTGCTCGGCGGCCCGGCGGCGATGGGTGGCGCGCACGTCCGAGAGGGCGTACCGCGTCGGCTTGCCCCCGGTCCGGCGCCAGCCGTCTAGGTCGGCGAGCTGGTATGCGCGCTTCACCCCGACGTCGAGGCCGGCAGCAGCTGCGTCGATCCGGATCCAGCGTTCCGTCTCGGCGGGCGTGGTCGTCATCGTCGGATCAGTCCCTCTCTCGAGCGGCGCCAGCGTACGCGCCACCTCCGACACCTACTGCCTAGATGTACCCGCGCAGCTTTGCGCCGTAGAGGTCCTGAACCTCCGCGTCGGTGTGCGGAACCGCGCCCCTGACGAGGATGATCAGCTTGTCGCCCTTCTCGCGCGCCCGATCGCACATGACTGGCGTGATGCCGTACTCCCGAATGCGATCGGCGAGGCGCTCGGACGTCATCTGCGGAACCTGCTCGCGCATGATCACGACGCCGCCGGCGAAGGGGCCGAGCTCTTGCCTCATGAACCACACTCCCGGGACGGCATCAGCCACGGTCGCTCTCCCCGGGCGTGAAGCCGGCAAGGATCACGCGGCCGCTGAGGGCATTCCGCATCTCGCCGCATCCGAGGCAGATGATCTGCGGATCGTCGCTGTCGAAGCGCCACGAGTGACGGCTGTTATCGATGCGGATCGGACGCGAGCAGGTCTCTGACGGCTGGGCCTCATCGCTGCGCTCCTCCTCGGTTGCAAGCGGATGGTGCGCGTCGGCATCCGCGCAGGAGCACTGGAAGCCGGGCTCACCCTGCTCTCGGCACTTGAGACACCACTCGCGGCCCGGCCGCTTCTCGTCCGGGGTGCTCTGCCCGCGTAGCGCGACGAGGTCCGCCGCGGCGGGATCCGCGGCCTCGTCGTCAGCGTCCATCTGGCACAGCTCCTCGGCCTGGTCCTCAACGCGGGCGAGGAGGATCGCGACGGCAAGGGCCGGCTGCTCGGCGTTCAGAATGCGGTGCGCCTCCTCGAAGAGGGCGACGGCGCGCGTCTCGTCGGTGAGGCTGAGAGCGTGGTACGCGTCGACCCCGACCGAGCCGAGCGTCTCGACAAGATCGAGGAACACGGCAGGGAGAAGGCTGATGGTGGTGTCCGCGATGGGCTGGTTAGGCACGATCGGCTCCGTTCTGGTCTGCGGCGAGCGCCGCCTGTTGTTGGGGGTGGGTGGCGAGGTACTGGTCTCGGTGGGTGAGTGCGTCGGTGACGTCGGCGTCGGGGATGACGGTGAAGCCGGTGTCGGTCAGGTCGACGATGAGGACCATCGCCCAGCCGAGGCACAGGTCGTCCCCGCACGTGCAGGCGACGGCGGCGTACCCGCGGCGCAGCATCCTCAGGCCGTCGCCGGGACGGGTGCCGTACACGTCCTCGACGAACTCGTCACGAGTGAGAGGGGCGATGGCGAGCGGCTCGTCGAGGTCAGGCGCGTGCCCTCGCTCCGCGGCGCTCACTCCGAGCACCCGACGACTCGGGCGCGCGCTAGCCGGCGCATGGCGTCGGCTCGGCGGCAGGCTTCGGTGTGCGCGTCGAACCATCGCGCATGCTCGCTCAGCACCCACCGCACACCGACCTCGTCCTGCCGGGACACCAGCCAGTGCTTGCAGCCGCAACGGCACCAGCGCACCTGGATCCTCATCGCGTCCCCTTCCGAAGGTTCTCGAGTCGCGACGAGGTCCGCGTGTTCTCGGGAGTCATCGAGCCGCCCGCCGAGAGCGGCACGACGTAGTCCGTCACCAACTCGGCAGCGAGGTGCCGCGGGTGCCGGCGCAGCCACTCCCGCCTCACCTGGTCAGCGAGACGCAGAAGTGTGCGGGACGCGATCACGGACGCACCACCCGCCCGACGGATCGGCTCCGTGCGACCGCGGCTCATCATCGCCAGAGCGACCCCGCGCCGGAGCGCCCACGCGAACTCCTCCGAGGTGAGGCCCTTCGGGTATCGCAGCTCAACCACGGTCGACCTCCTGCTCATCGGTGCCCGGCAGCGCGTAGAGGAGATCCGTGAGCGCATCCCGAGCTGCGGGACATGCCGCCCGCGCCTCTGCGAGCTCACGAATCGCGGCCTGACGCTCGTGCTCGAGTCGGGCCGGGTCGCGGTGGAACATCGTGTACTGCTTGCCGTCGTTCCACTCGATCGCCTCCGTCGCCCTGGTCACCCCGGCATGCGCAGCGCGGATGCGGTCCTGCGCCGCCTGCTCGGCGTCGACTGCGGCGAGCACCCGACGCACGTCCTCGCCCCTCATCGCGCGTCCCACTCGACCGTCGGCGGCACCCGCAGCATGTCGAGCGCGTTCGACAGCGCCGCGAACTCGTGCTGCAGCACCTCGTCACGATGAGCCGCCGGGCTCTCCAACACGGCCAGACAGATCCCCGTCAGGACGTCATCGTCACCGTTGTAGGCGGCCGCGATCGCGCGCGCCGCGTCCCGGTTCGCCGGCGACGTGTCCTCCGCGAACCTCACCGCCGCCATCTCGTCCACGTCGAGCGGCCGGCGAACCTGCGAGAGCGACGCCACCCACCGAGGGAGCATCTCGAGGACCGAGTGCAGACCGTGCTTCGACCGAGCGTGAGCGTTCAGCCACTCACTGATCCCCGCATCGTTCTTCGTCGCCACCTGCTCGAGCAGCAGCCAGCCGTCAGCCTCCGTGAAGGCCTGCGCCCGGCCCTCAGCCGCGGCGGTCATCGCGCCGCTCGCGTGGTCGGCTCGGGGCGCAGGTTCTCGCAGCGGACGGCGGACGTGATGCCGTCATCCCACCGGACGCGGACCCGCTGCACGTCCGCAGGCTGCCGGTCCTCAGTGACGACACCGCGGCCAGCAGGCTGCGGGTCGTCGTTCGTGACGACCGTCACGCGCGTACCGGCCGGCGGACGAGACGCGTACCGGTCAGGTGTCCGCGACGTCACCAGGTGACGGGTGCGCGGTCCGGTGAGGTCCTCGAGAGTGGTATCAGAGAGCTGACCGTCGACGACCGGGAGATCGGAGATGTCCAGAGACCGGGTGATCCCGTGACGCAGCGGCGGCGCGTCCGCCCACGGGGCCGCATCGACGCGGAGCGTGTCGAGCTTCACGTGCCTGTTGCTCTGGCCCTCGAAGCCGATGTTGACGAAGTCCCCGCCGTCGGCCGAGATTCCCGTGATCCGGCCGCTCGTGTCGACCGGGAAGTCCCGCGGCATGTCCGCGTAGCTCAGGATCCCCGGCGTCAGCCCCACACCGCGCACGCGGGCGGATCGGCCGAGGAGCGCATGCAGCTTGTCGAGCTCCGACTCCCTGGCGGAGTCGGGCCGGCCGATCGTGTCCCCGTAGTCGAGCCCCGTCGTCTGCGCCTCGTCGTGCTCGTCCAGGTAGGCGTTCACGAGCGCGACCACTCGATCCGCCCATTCCGGGTGGACGTAGGCGATCGTCGCGTGCGGCTTCCAGACCGGGAACGTGTCGATGTGAGGCAGCGCAGACAACCGATCGTGCGCCTCGAGGATGTCCGTCTCGTGCACGCGGACGACGATGCACGTGTACGGGTCGTCCTCGTACGGCGACTCGAACAGCTCGAGGTCAGCGAAGCCGATCGTCTCCGGCTCCGACCATCCGTCGAGCACAGAGTCGACGTCGGCGGGCGTCAGCCGCGGGTCGAGGCCGTACTTGAGGGTGACGTGCGCGCCGTCGACGCCGACCGCCCCCCGGATCCAATGCCGGTCCGGGTTCGCCGACGTGTACAGCGCCTCCTCGGGGATCAGGCCGGCCGGGATGAGTGGGCCGATGTCGAGCATGATGCAGCCGAGACGGTCCCGGTGCAGGCCGAGACGCGCGAGCGTGTCCGGCAGGGTCGGCAGCTGATTCGAATTCGAGTACATGGTCAGGAGTTCCCTTCGATGGCAGGCAGGACGATGGCGAGGGCGATGATCGCGAGGTGGATGCCGATCCACGCGGCGTAGGCGAGGGCGTCGCGCATCAGTCGCGCCCGGTGTTGCTGATCGAGTAGTCGTTGAGGACCGAGCCCTCCGGGACCTCGAAGGTCGCGAGGTAGGTGGCATCCCACGACCACGGCGCGAGCCACGGGTTGCGCGCCTCGTAGTCGTGGATCGTGACCGTCGGGGCGCCGTCGCTCTCGAAGATCACGGCGCGGTCTGCTGGGATCGACTTGACTTGGAAGCCGCCGGCCGGATCCGTCTCTCGGACGTAGTTCAGGACGCGCTGGTCGCCGATGTACCCGCCCCCGAGGAAGTAGGCCCGCCCCTCGAGCTGATCGCCGGTGCCGAGCGCCGCAAGCGAGTACGTCGTCTGGTCGGTCTCCTCGAGATCGGGGATCATCCACCAGACGAAGCCGCCGATGAAGATGACGACGCCGCCGACGAGTGAGCCGATCAGGGCAAGCAGCCCCGAGATGACGGCGTCCTCGACGTCGCCATTCCAGAAGGCGACCACAGCCACGCCGAGGGTGATGATGCCTGCGAGGCAGACGAGGATGATGAAGATCACGAGGGATCCCTTCCGTCGATGTTGGTAGACCCGGCGAGCGCCGCCAGGTGACTGCGGGCGATGGCCCAGTCGGTGGGTGCTGCGGGGGTGCGGCGTCGGACGTCCGCGATGAGGGCGTCGATGTCGGTGGGGCGGGCTCCGAGGAACTCGCCGAGCTCGCGCATCGAGCGGGCTTCCTCGTCGAGCCGGTCCTCCTCGATCGCGGTCAGGACGTCTGCCTGCCACGAGGTGAGGAAGATGCCGACGCTGTTCCCCCAGTCGAGGAAGCCCCGTACCCGGGGCGTGCGGTACGGCGGCGGCGGGGCCAGCCGGGCGCCGGTCAGCTGCCGGACCCGGGCGACGTTCCGGGCGCGGCCGCCGCCGAAGCGGGTCTTCGCGCGGCGGCTCACCAGGTGCTCCTCGGCTTCGGCGCCGACGGTGCCGGCTGCAGAGACAGCCAGTCCCGCTGCGCCGCCTGCTTGTGCGACGGATCCGCGGAGCACATGATCGACGACGGCCGCGAGCTCCCCGGCTCCGTGATGATCCCCACCAGCTGGCCCTCGCAGATGAGGACGCCGCCCTCCACCTCCGCGACCTCGTGCTCGCAGCGCGCTCCCCGCAGCGTCACCCGCGTGACGCCGCCGGCGCCCTCCGCCCGGCGCGCGTACCGGAGCAGCGCCAGAGCATCCGACACCCACGACGCGCCCATCGTCGGGTAGTGCGTCAGCCACGTCGCGTGATGATGCGCGATGTACGCGAGCGCGCGACCCGTCTGCTGCAGCGTCCGCACCGACGGCTGCCGCTCCACCGCGACACCCCGATACCCGACGTCGTAGATGAGATCGAGCATCCCGCCGACGATGTTCGACGGCGCCTGCGTGATCAGCACCCGCGCGATGTACGACGTCCAGTCCGCGATCTCCTGCAGCGACGACGTCGCCGTCGGGTTCCACAGGGCGCCGACGTCGCCATGCCCGGACGTCGCCACCCGATCGTTCTCCCGAGCACCCCGCGACACGAGGACCGAGTGCTGCACGTGCGGGATCGCGCTCATCACCGCGAGGAGGGTCCGCTTGAACGACGCGTGGCAGGACGAGCACAGCTCCGTGCCCGGGACGACCGGCAGCTGCAGGTCCTCCCCCGCCGTGCCCCGATGCCGGCGCGAGCAGTGAGTCAGAGGCCGGCCGTCAGGAGTCAGCGTCGGGGTGACGTAGTCGGGGTAGGTGCTCACGGGCGGTCCCTCTCTGAGGCGAAGACGATGGCGGGGTCGATGTACGGCGGCAGGTCGAGACCCGGCGGAGGGCGCCGAGCGAGCCGGCGCGCGCGGCGGGTCGGAGTCGGCCAGCAGGCGATCGTCAGAGTCGACGCGGCCGCGGCGAGCACGACGAGAGTCAGCAGGCGGGTCACCGGTCAGTCCCCCGGCCAGCACGCTCCGCGTTCACGTCATCGGTCATGCGGCGGCCGACGGCGGCAGCCCACTGGATCGCGACGCCCGCGACCTGCAGCAGCTCGGTGCGCAGCCGGACGAGGTCCTCCTCGGCGAGCGCCTCGAAGAACTCCTCGCGGAGGATGTCCGCCCACGTGCCGAAGCCGTGGTTGAAGGCGTAGCCGGTGAGCTCCCGCGTCTCGTCGCGAATCGTCTCGGCGTGGAACAGTCCGCTGATGCCGTGCAGCGGGTAGCTGCGCGGTCCGGTGCCGTCCGGGTGGTTCTGCTCGCCCCACTTGCGGTTCTGCCGGTTGATTTCGGCGATGGTGTCGACGAGGGAGTCGAGGAGCGACGTCGACGCGTCGACGGGCGGGATGAGGCGAGGCTCGATGATGGTCACGGGGTCTCCGTTCGGGTGATGCCGAGGATCTGCTCGGCGAGCTGACGGGCACGGTTCGTGTCGGTCGTCGCGTTGTCGCGCAGCGCGCCGTCGCGGGAGAGCAGCGGCTCCGACTGCTGCCGCTTCACGCCGAGGACGTCGAGGATCGCCGGGTCCGATCCCTCCGCGATGTTCAGGAAGTAGGCGATCGGCGGGTCCTCGGCCATGCCGTCCCGGCGGAGGCGGCCGATGGCCTGCTCGTGCACCTCAGGCGACCAGTCGAGCTCCCCGAACACCGCGACGCGGGACACCTTCTGCAGGCCGTCGACGCCCGCACCCGAGCGGAGCGACATCATCAGGACCCGGGCGTCGCCGTTCACGAAGCGGTCGATCGACTCGGCCTTCTCCTTCGCCGATTCCGTGCCCGTGTACATGGCCGGCCGGTAGTCCGCCAGGTGCTCCTGCCAGAGCGCCCACACGTCCCGGTGCCAGCCGAAGAGGACGATCTTGTCCTCCGACTCGAGGAGCATCTTGCAGAAGTGCGCCACGTACGGCGCCTTCGCGAGTCCCGTCGCCTGCCGCATCCGCATGTCGATCTGGCCGGCCGCGAGGAACTTCTCCTGCGTCGACGACGAGTCCGCGAGGATCCGGCGAGCCATGTCCTGCAGGTCACGCGTCGCCGCGGCGAGCTCCGCCGTGTCGTGGTCGATGAGGTGCGGGACCTTCACCGTCGCCGGAAGCTCCCGGCCCACGTCCTTCCGGGTGCGGCCCAGCATGAGGCCGTTCTCGCGGAGGTAGCTGCCCAGCGCCGCCGGGCTTGTCACCGACTGCTGACCCGACGCGGTCGTGAAGCCGCCCCACTCGCGGCTGAACTCCTGATGCGACCCGAGCTCGCCCGGCGCGATGATGTCCAGGATGTTCCAGATCTCGCCGCCGTAGTTGTAGACCGGCGTCGCCGACAGGCCCAGCACGAAGGATGCGTCACGCGAGACCAGCGCCGACGCCCGACCCTTCTCCGTGTCCGTCCCGTTGCGCAGCTCCTGCACCTCGTCGAAGATGACCGTCCGCACCTGGCCGGCGAGGTCCCCCGCCCAGCCCGTGATCTTCGAGTACGGCACGATCGTCACGTCCTTGAGCGCGCGGGTGCGAGCTCGCAGCGACGGGGCCTTGCTCTTCGCGAGCTCGACCTCGAGCCACGGGAAGGCCTCCTCGATCTCCGCCAGCCAGCGCGGCGGCAGGTGAGTCGGCGGGACGACCAGCGCGGGCAGAGCGTCGCGGAACGTCAGCGCCAGCAGCGCCGTGAACGTCTTGCCCAGGCCCACCTCGTCGGTCAGCAGCATGCGGCCGCGGGCGCGGAGCATCGCGATCGCCGCCGACTGGTACTCGCGCGGCTCCTTGTCCGGCACCTCCCCCAGCTCGAACTCGGCCAGCTCCCCCGCGAGCAGCCGGCCGACCGACTGCTCGATGTCGCGGTGCTCGGCCGTCGCCCCGCGCAGGATCACCTCGTCGCGCTCCTCATGAGGCAGCAGTGGGTAGCGCTCCATCAGCCAGGTGATGTCGCGCGCGACCTCCGCCGTCGCCTCGACCTCGAGGACCTCCGTCCGCGTCGTCGCCAGGCGGCCGAAGATGCGGCGAGCGCGGATGCGGACGTGCGGCTCGAGGTGCAGCTTCCACGTGCCGCGGGCGCGGGATCCGGTCGGGGCGTCCTCGAACTTGTAGCGACCGTACGTGCGGGTCACAGGCCACCTCCGAGCAGCGGGGCGACGACGAGGGGCTTGCCGTTGCCGAAGGTGCGCGGGAGGTGCAGGTGCTTCGCGGACGTGGTCACGAGGACGAGACCGTCGATCTCCGGGCAGGCCGCGTACCGCTCGAGCTGGCGGAGCACGTCAGCCGGCGCGCCCTTGAGCTTCACCTCGACGCCGATGATCGGGCCGCCGGTGATCGCCGGGAACACGAGGAGGTCGATGCGGGAGCGCTCGTCCGACAGCGGCACCTCGCGGGCGAGCGCCGGGTCGGTCTCGGTCGCCGAGTGCGGCATCCGGTCGATGTGCTCGGCGAGCGCCCTCTGCAGGTCCGCCTCGGAGGCGACGATCGGCGTCGGCATGGCCTGCACGTGGATCGCGATCTGCTCGGACCAGTCGAGGGCGCGGATCGTGCCAGGCGCTCGAGGGGTCGGGATCGTCGCGGGCGCCATCAGCGCAGCTGCCCGTCGATGATCACGTTGCGGTACGTCGGCTTGCCGTACACCTTGCGGCGCGGTCCGCGGGGGTCGTCGGTGAGGACGTACTCGCCGACGACGGGGCAGGAGTCGAGGAGGTAGCCGCGGAGGATCGGGAAGATGTCGCGCGCCGAGCCGCGCAGCCCGCGAGCCTCGGCCTCGCGCATCCCGAGGAGGCGGCGACGCTCTCGCCTCGACATCGGGGCACGCGACTGCTCGGCGGCGGGGAAGGGAAGTCCGGAGGTGTTCATGGTCAGGTCCAATCAGTGATGTCGGTGAAGGGGCGAAGAAGGTGTGGGTTCAGGTGTCGGTAGGGGTGGGCTCCGTGCACTCCCAGCAGCCCGACTCGCGGCCCACCATCGCGACGAGGTAGTAGCTGCCCGTGCGCCCCGGCTGCCGGTGGTAGTGCGTCTCCGGCTCCGGGCCGCACGGGTACGGCTTGATCGCCCTCGGGTCGACGCCGTACGCCTCGGCGCGCTCCCACGCGATCTCCCCCGTCTCGTCGTCCGCCCGCTGCTCGGCCCAGTCCCACGCCTCCTGGCCGACGAGGTCCTGCAGCAGCGCGTCCGCCAGGAACGCGAGGCGGCGCGCCTCGATGAGGTGAACCGTGCGATGCCCGGCGATGGTCTTCGGCTCGACGTCGAACCAGGACGTCCCCTCGACGTTCATCCCCATCGCGCGGGCGTACAGGTACGGCACCTCGACCTCAAGCGATCGGGTTCCTCCCTCCTCACCGTGCGGGTACAGCTCGTGCGCGTAACGGCGCTTCGTGCGGCGCTCCGGCTTGGGGGTCTCGATGTCGGCCATGTCGTCGTCCTTCGTCTGATGTCGCTGGTCTGGGGTACTGGGGTGGCGAGCCGCTAGAACGGGGTCTCGTCGTTGTAGGTGCCGGGCTCGGACCACACGTCGCCGGCGGGTGCGCTCGGCGCCCATTCCGGCTCGCGCTCCTGCGAGGCGCCGTCCGCGCCCGGCTGCGCGCCCGACACAGGACGGCCCGACGTGCGCCCGCCGGAGGCGCGAGTCACCTGCGCCGTCGCGTACCGGAGCGAGGGGGCGATCTCGTCGATGTCGAGCTCGAACGACGTGCGCCGCTCGCCCTCCTTCGTCTCGTACGAGCGCTGCTTGAGGCGGCCCGTCGCGATGACCCGCGTGCCCTTCGTCAGCGAGCCGGCCACGTTCTCCGCGAACTCCCGCCAGCACGACGCCCGGAGGAAGAGCGGGTCGCCGTCCTTCCAGTCATTCGCTTGCCGGTCGAAGGTGCGCGGCGTCGACGCGATCGTGAAGTTCGCCACGGCGAGGCCGCCCTGCGTGTAGCGGAGCTCGGGATCCGCGGTCAGGTTCCCGACGACGGTGATGATCGTTTCGCCTGCCATCAGACGGTTCCTCTCGAGTGGTATTCGCGGATGGTCTCGGCGAGCGCCGGGTCGCGGAGGAGGCCCATGCGGCTGCGGCGCTTGCGCATGCTGCTGAGGGTCATGCCGGCCGAGTCGGCGATCTCCTGGTCGGTGGCGCCGGCGTCGAACAGGAACCGAATCCGGTCCTCGCGGGCCTGGTCGAGTTCGGGGGACGGGCGACGCGTCTCGCTGGCCGGGAGCGGCACGATGTCGGCGAGGATGCGCTCGACCTCGGACCGGGTGCCGACGTGCTCGGGCGGTGCCTCGACGGCGTCCGGCTCGTCCGGCTCGGCGGTGCTCGGTTTGGCGAGCGCTCGAGCGACGAGGTCCTCGACCAGCACGTGGGCACGCACCCGACGGCGAGTGGCGATCGCAGCGAGCGCCCGGTACTGGTCGGTGGGCAGCTGCAGAGTGATCTCGATCACGGGGTCCTCACTCGTCGTCGGGGTGCTGGTCGGTGGCGGCGCGCTGGCGCGCCCGCTTGGCGGCGCGCTGCCTGCGGAGCCACTGGTCCTGGTTCAGGCGCGCAGTCCCGCAATGCCGGCAGTCGTCGTAGATCCCGTTCGGGTGCTCGGGGCAGAAGCAGTTCGGGGGAAGCTCCGCGGCGAGGTCCGGCGGGAGACTCCCGGTCACGCTCACGGGCTCGCCCGCGGCCGGCGCCCACCCGCTCTCGCCCACCCGCTCCCGCGCTCTCTCCTCTACCGCGTAATCTGCGAGCGGATTGCGCGCATCCTGCGCGCGGACCGGTGAGGGCGGCAGCCGAGACGGCGCCGGCCGGTCCTGCTTCGGCCACAGCGTCAGCTCGAGGAAGGTCAGCGACCCCTGCGGCCAGATGCTCAGATACCCGACCGCCTCGAGAGTCAGCAGATGCTCGACCAGCACCTCGTCCGTCACCCACGGGTCCTTCATCCACATGTCCGACCGGAGCAGGTCCTCGTCCAGCACGGCGCGGCCATGATCGTCCGCGATCGCGTGCAAGCTCGCGGCCGTCCACTTCACCGGCGTCGGCAGCGCCCGCAGATGGGTCTCCCGCCACAAGTCCGTCGGGAAGTTCCGATTCCGATGGGTCACCATGCGCTGCTGTTCCTCTGATGTACGCGTCGATCGCTCGACCTAGATCCCTTGCCGCCACGACGAAGCACTCCGTCCACCCCCGGTCCGACGGGAGGACGAGCTCGCCCTCCGCCGGCGACGCGAACGCCTTCGGGAACAGGAGCGCCAGCTCGCGCAGCGCCGCCCGCTCCACCCACGACGGCGTCCCCCGCTCGGCGATGAGGATGCGGGCGCCCGTCTCGGTGAAGCTCATGAGCCTCGACTGCCGGTAGGCGCGGCCCACCTTGAGGACGCCGAACTCCGGCCACCACGCGACGTAGGTCATCGCCAGCTCGGGGATGATCACGACTCCGCCTCCATCAGGTAGGTCAGTTCGGCGCGCATCCGGACGACGTCGCCGAGCTGCAGCGGGGTGCGGCGCATGCCCTCGTGCTCGAGCTGGTAGTACAGGCCGTCCGGGTAGAGGACCGGCACGCGCTCCGGGTCGACTCGGTGCAGCCGCGGAATCGCCCACCCCTCCATCTCGGCGAACCGGCGGAAGCGCGCGTTCGACTCGATGAGGGTGTTGTGCACGAGGCACTGCGTCCGCAGCCAGGCCGGCTCGTCGAACTCCGCCGACCCGCCCATGCCGCGGCCGCGCGCGTGACCGATCGTCAGGCCACCGCCGCACGGGTGCGTCGACGCCCACGCCGATCGCGCCGCCACGCAGCGGTAGTCGTCCCGCATGTACACGCCCTCGCGAGACTGCTCCACCTGCGTGCGCGACCGAGGACCGAGCGTCCGACCCCTCCGAGCCTGGTGCTCCTTCGAGTACGCCGGCGTCATGACTCGACCTCGAACATGGCGGGCGGGGTGCTGTCCTCGACGTAGAAGCCCGTCAGGGTGACCTCGGCGCGCAGCCTCTCCGCGGCGGTCGCGCAGTGCTTCTCGTCCGTCTCGAAGCCGATCGCTCGGCGGCCCATGCGCTTCGCCGCAACGAGCAGTGAGCCCGAGCCTGTCGTCGGATCCGCGATCACGCCGAGCGTCTTGCCGACGAGGTCGCAGAGCAACGGCACCGGCTTCTGGTGCGGGTGCTTCCTTCCGTTCCTCGCGATTGACTGCACGGGCGGGTAGGACAGCACGTCGTTCGTCCGAGGACCGGTCCAGTGAGTCGTCGGTCCGAGGACGTAGATCTCCTCGTGCCCGGGCTTCCACGGGATTCGGACGTCACCCATGCCTAGAGCGCCGCCCTTATCCCAGACGAGGAACATCTTCACGCCGGCCGGCTCGGGGATGCGGCGAGCGCCGAAGACGAGCGCGGGCCGGTTGCCCCAGCGGGCGAGGATGTCCTCGCGGACGGTGGTGTCGGTGTCGTTCGCGATCGAGCGGGCGATGGTCTCCGAGCGCATGCCGGAGCGGTAGTCGATGCCGTACGGCGGGTCGCAGATGAGCACGTCGGCGGCGAGCCAGGCGTCGGAGTCTCGGCAGTCGCCGTGGTAGAGAGTGACGAGGTCGTCCTCGTAATAGATGATCGGCACGGAGGGCGTGATCGTGGGTCGGGCGGTGAATCGGCCGCGGATGTCGCGGGGCTGTTCGGTCGTGGTCACCACAGCTGCATCTCCCCGGCTACTTGGGCGGGACCGATAGGGTCGGCGATCGGTTCGACGGAGACGGCGACGACAGGGACGTCCCACCAGAAAGCGCAGCTGAGCGCGGCCTCGAGGTCGGAGTGCGACCAGACGCCGTGACCCGCGCCGTCCTCGTGGAGGGTGAACCGCCACACCCACTGCGTCGGTACGTTGCCGAGCTCGACGAGCGCCTCCGCCTCGAGGCGCTGCCACTCGACGACGTACTCGTTCGTGGCTGACGCGCCGGCGAGCGAAGCGGCCGCGCGGATCCGGGCAGCGGCGGCGTTCGCGCCAGCGATGTCGACGCTCATGCGGCGGCCCTGGTTCCCTCGGGGCGGCCGGCGCCGATGGGGGACGCGACGCCCGCGCGGGCTCGGATCTTGAAGACCGCGTCGCTACTGCGCCCGAGGATCCTGCCGATCTCGCCGTCCGAGAGGCCGCGGCTGGCGAGCAGGAGCACGGCCGCCTTCCGCTCGGCCTGCGTGTAGCTGCCCGGAGCGCCGGATGCCGCGAACTCGACGGCGACCTCATCGATCTCTTCGACTTCTTCGGACGCGTCGCCGACAGTCGGCGGGGTGACGTCGGTGTCGATGTCATCCCACGCGAGAGGCGGGAGCCACCCGTTCCTCGCGGCGTGGTTCTTCGCGTGCCGGAAGGAAATCAGCGTCGGCGTCGTGTCGTGCGAGGGCACCTTGCCCCACAGCCGCTCGTACATGGCGGCCACCTCGCGATGGCGCTGCACCGTCACCAGGTTCGACTTCATCATGCGAGGGAAGTTCTGCTGAGAGAGGCTGAGCTCGCGCGCGAGCCTCGACATCGACCACCCGCGCGACACAAGCGCCTGCACCCGCCGGTGCACGCCGCGCGACGAGATGTGAGCGCCGGCGGCGAGCAGGTCGAGGTCCGGCTGCACCTGCAGGATCTTCGCCGCGTTCACTCGGCTGATCCGGGCGAGCACCTCGCCACGGCGCGGGTCCGACGCGTTGCCACCCTTGCGGCCGTAGATCACCTGAGACAGCGAGTTCTCTCCCACGCCGGCGAGGCGAGCGATGCGCCTCCACCCCAGGCCGTACGACTGCAGCATCAGTACGTGCTCGCGCACAGGACCGATCGGCACCAGCGGGGACACGTACTGCCCGTAGGCGGCAGCGCGCTTCCTGCGCCGACGGATGGCCGACTGGCGCTGGTGGCACTCCTCACAGCGGCACCGGTGCTGCTTGTAGCAGACCGAGGACGACGCGTGGCCGTGGTCGCCGGGGCACTCGCGCAGGACGACGCGGTCGATCGGCGACCGGTCGAAGTCCCCCCGGCTCCACGCGGCCTGGTAGTGGCGCTGGCACATCCCACGCGCGACGAGCACCTCAGCGCAGCCGTCGACCGTGCACAGCTTCACGTCTGCCATCAGCGGGAGCCCCCGAGCTTGAGGGCCGAACGCGCGGCGCGCTGCTGCTTCGCCGTGCCGAGGAGCCGATAGGTGGTCGGCGCGTCCGCAGCCAGGCAGGCGTCGAGGTGGAAGCCCAGCGCGGCGAACAGCACCTGGCGGTAGCGGGCCTCCGTCAGACCCCACTTCACACGGATCATGTCCGAGTGGGTCATCCGACGACCCTCGTGCTCACGCATGACGGAGCGGTCCGGCCAGAGCGCCTCGAACTCGATCAGCTCGCGCGGGGTCGGTGCTGCCGCACCGCCCGACTTGGGTGCGGCGGTCACGAGCGCACCGTCCGATCGGCCAGACGGCCAGCCCAGTACGATGCGACGACAGCGGCGACCCACGCCGCTACACGAACGGAGACACGATGACCGTCCGCCTTCACTACTACGGCAGCGTCTTCGAGCTCGACGACCGAGTCGACGACCGCTTCTGGCTTGACTTCATCGAAGACGCGCGCGCCGACGGCCGCGGCGGGCAACAGGGTCTCCTCTCGGTCACGCTGACCGGCGGCATCCAAGCGCAGATCCCGTTCGCCTCCGACGGTCCGCTCGTCGTCACCTCGCCGCGAGAAGACCACGTCGGCGAGAGCACCGTCGACGGTCGCGTGTACTGGGACGACGGCACCATCACGCGCAGCAGCGACGACGACTGACCGCGTCTCCCATCGCACGAAGCGACGACGCAGCGCCCGGCACGAGGGGCAGTTGAACGTCAGCGCCGTGTGCCCGTAGAAGCAGGCCAGCGGCTCGAGCGACGTCGTCTTGCCGCTGGTCTGCCGCAGCCCTCCATCGCGGAGCAGGCGAGCGGTCGCGCAGTCCCGGCAGGTGGAGTGCGTCCCCGCGATGTGGACCGAGCACGTCGCGCTCACGACCGCACCGCCTTGGGCGCGACCGCGACCGCGCCGGCCGCCACGACGAGCAGCAGAGCGACGATGCTCACGCCATCGAAGTCGAGGCGGTCAGCGACGATCTTCGCGACCTGCAGCACGAGCGCTCCGAAGAGCAGGCCCGCGACGACCGTCAGCCGCGTGACGGGGACGCGGCGCCAGACGCCCGACCCCTCCGGCAGCTCCCAGATCGCCTTGCACTGGCAGCGGAAGACGCCGACCATCTCAGCGCCCAGCGGCGGTACGCAGGTGTGCCCGCTCATCGGAGCGGCCCGAGGATGAAGAGCGCGATCGCGGCGACGGTGCCGATGATCATCATGAGTTCCGACATGGCCGGTCCCTTCTGCGCCGAGGCGCGACGAATAGCGCCCCACTCGGGGCGCGAGTGGAGTGAGCTAGGCCACGCCCTCGGCGAGTGCCGCGGGCAGGATTGCGACGTCGTCGGCGATGTGGAGTGCTCGCCGGACCTCGTCCTCGGAGAATCGGTAGTGTCCGCCAGGGGTGGTCGCAGAGGGCTTGATCTTGCCCTTCTCGACCCACCGGCGCACTGCTGACGGGTCGGTGCGAGCCAGGCGAGCGACGTCGCTCGTCCTGAATGAGGTGATATTCACCGTTTCCGCTGTCATGCGATGAGTAGAACACAGCCGGACGAGGAGTGGCAACTCGTAAGAACGGTGAATATCACCTCAACCGCTACGTTGCGCGATTTGCGCGGTATGCACTACCGTCTGTGACATGACGACGAACACGGACGCGAGATGGATCCCCGATACCAGCACCTTCGCTGCGCGTCTGGTGCTCGTGCGATGGAAGATGGGCTGGAACCGCGCCGAGGCCTCGAAGGAGTGCAACCTGGCGTCGCCAAATGCTTGGGCGACCTGGGAGGAGGGTTCTATGCCTCGTCAGTTCGTCGAGAACGTCAATCGAATCGTGCTTCGCACGAAGGTCGACCGCATGTGGCTCATGACCGGCGAAGGATCACCTGAGGCGCCGAAGACCGACCCATCAGATTACTTGGCCCCGGTCGTGGCGCTCCGTCCCGCAGCCTGAGTGGACACACAGCCTCTTTCTGACTGATCCAACACCTGTCGGACAGTTCCCACAACTGGGGTGCCCCTCGTGCGGGGGGTGTACGTAGTGTCACTTCTCCCCCGCACACCGCACCCTGGCGGGGCGACGACGATCCGAGAGGACCACCCGCATGCTCTCCACCACCGATCTCCTCGACCTCTGGTCCGCCGAGATGCGCGCTCAGCACTGCCGCGAGCGCACGATCCGCGAGCGGATGTACCTGATGCGTGCGCTCGAACGCCACGCTGGCGTCGAGCTGCTCGCGATGACCCGACACGACCTGATCCGCTTCCTCGGCAGACGCGACCTCTCCGGCCGCACGAAGCAGAACTACCGCAGCCACATCCACACCCTGTTCACCTGGATCCAGGACGAGCAGCTGCGCGCGGACAACCCCGCCGCGCGCCTCCCCCGGCCGAAGGTCGAGAAGCGAGAGCCCAACCCCGTCACCCGCGAGCAGCTACAGCGTGTCCTCGACAGCGGCGTCTACGGAGCTACGCGCATGAAGATCCTGCTCTACGCGTTCAACGGCATCCGCGCCTCGGAGATCGCCGCTATCGCCGGAGACGCGATCGACTGGGAGGGCCGGCGCATCTTCACTCGTGAGGGGAAGGGCCGCAAGGAAGTCTGGCGCCCACTTCACCCGCTCGTCTGGCGCGAAGCTCAGGACTACCCGCGCGCCGGCTGGTGGTTCCCGTCCCCCATAAGAGCCGGCGACCATGTCGGCGGGAAGGCGGTATCTGCGACCCTCAGCGCCGCCTTCCGCCGCGCCGGCATCGAGCACACCGGACACCACCTCCGCGCGTTCTTCATCACCGAGCTCCTCGAGGCCGGCGTGCACCCCGACGTTGCTCAACACCTCGCCCGACACTCGTCAGGCGAGACTCTGCGCGAGTACGCGCGGCCCTCCGAGCGTCGCTCGCGAGAGGCGCTTGAAAAGCTGCCGTCGGTCGTCGTGCCGATCACGTCAGCCCGGCGGCACCGCGCGGCCGAGCTCCCGGAGGCCGCGTAGTAGCCTGGCGGGGCGCCCTCGTAGCTCAGCGGATAGAGCAGCAGCCTTCTAATCTGACGGTCGCAGGTTCGAGTCCTGCCGGGGGCACTTCCCTACTAGGCGTCCCGCTAGGCTCTGGCGCATGAAGCGTCTACTGCCCGCCATCGCAGCCGTCCTCCTCCTCTCCGGTTGCGCGACCGGCTCTCCTTCATCCGCACCGACGGAGGCTGCAGCCGAGGGAGCGAGCGAGAACGTCGACTCCTGCACCTACCTGAGCGGCGGAGTCCTCGACGACGCCGGGGATCTCCTCATCGACTACACGAAGGATCGGACGTCTGTCGACCAGTCCGACGTGGACTCGGTCATCGAGCGCTTCGATACCGCGCAGTCAGGAGCGACGGGCGATCTCGACGTCGCGATCGGCGACGTGCAGGACGTGCTCTCCGATCTGCGGATGCGGTACACCGGAAGCGACCCTCTCTACCCGGTCGACTACCAAGCCTTCAGCGACTCGATGGATGACGTCTACGCCGTGTGCATCGACGTCCTGAAGTAGCGGCCGCCCGACAACGACGAAGCGCCCCCACCCTGCCGCCGGTATCGCTACCGCGGCGGTCTGCCGTGGATTAACCTGGGCGGCATGTGGCAGAGGCGAGCGATTCGAGTTTTGAAGCCGGTGTCGGTGGCGCTCCTCGTTCTCGGCATCGCGCTCACGGTCCTGATGTGGTTGACCGATGGTGCCGGGGCTGATGTTCCTCTCGGTCTGGTCTTCCCGTGGGTCCTTCTGTCGTGGTGGGAGGCCAGCCGCGATCGGGATCGGTACCGAGACGCGGCTCGCGCGGCGGCCGAGGACGCCAGGTCTCAGCGCCGGGCGCTGCTGGTGATCCGTTCGCAGCTTGCTCGTATGCTTCCCTGACCCACTCTCGCGCGACCTCGATCGACTGCGGCAGGTCCACGACGTCGTTAGCGAAGCCGACTGCTCCGACGAGAAAGCTGACCGCGATGCCCATCCGTCGGATGACCGTCACCCACTTCTTCCGAGGTTTGGCGTCGAGCTTTTCCGATAGGACGTCCGCGACGGCCGGGTTTTGCGGGCGAATGCTCTGATCGATGAATCCGATCACCTTGTCGTGGGCCGCTCGCGCGCTGAGGGTGCGGTCCTTGGCGATCGTTTCAGCCTGATGAAGCTGGGCACGCATCCGGCGAAGAGCATTGACGGTCCATTGAGGAGCTTCGTGAACGACGACACTTTCGCCGGGGCCCGAGGAGAATCGTCCGTCCATCACGCGGGCGCGCCCGCCACAGCGCGGGCATTCGTCCATGTTGCCGATCATCACCACGTCGGTGAAGGTGGCGTTGCCCCAACCCTGAGCTTCGAAGACGTGACCGCAACGAAGGCACTCAGCGACGATCATCATGCCGTGAGCTTAGGGGCACCGAACGACGGTGACGAACGACGAAACGCCCCCACCCTGCCGCCGGAGCGGTGGGTGGGGGCATCTCTATTCGGCGGGGTCCGTGCAGCCCGCACACTGACAGGCGAAGCGCCCCCTGCTCCGTCGAGTGGAGGGCGCTTCGTCGTGCGCGGGTCAGTACTGCGAGAACTGCAGGTTCGCGATCTTCACGGTCCCGCCCTGCGCGAGCGCCGTCAGGTTGAAGCGGAGCGTCAGGAACCGAGCCCACCCGGGCGGCCGGTTGAACATCGCCGTGGGGATGGTCTTGTGGGACCAGCCGGCGACGGCCGGCGCGGTGAGAGGTGAGTCCCACAGCTGCGTGCCGACGAGGTTGCCGTTGCCGGGGTGCGGGTAGGCGGAGTAGTACGCGGAGAGCAGCCCGGTCGTCGCGGTCAGGTAGTCGAAGTCCAGCAGGAGACGGTTAGCACGAGTGATCGGGATTCGGAGGTGCTGGTAGGCGGTGGTCCCGGCTGCTGTGTTGCTGGTGAGCGTCACGGATCGGGAGTCGCCTAGCTGCTCCGAGTTCGCGCGGTCCATCGCGAAGGACACGGTCGCGTCGTACAGCCACTCGTCGAGCGGGTAGGAGGTGCCCGCGTTGAGCGCCGCGGATGTCGCCGTGGCCTGCACCGTGGTGAGCAGGAAGAACGGATCGCGCAGGTCCCCCTCGGGCCGGTTGTGAAGGCGCAGCTTGTCGGCGTCGTAGGAGTCGGTGCGCTCGGCGAGGAAGTTGAAGCGACCGGGACCGTCGGCCCACAGCTTCTGCTCCGTAGAGGAGCCGGTGATCTTCCCCCCGTGGACGGTGACCTGCGCCTTCGCGGCGAGCCAGTACAGATTCGGGGTGCCGACCAGGTCGAGTCCCGTCGCAGTGCCCGAGCCGGTCCACGCGACCGCGGTCCCGCCCCGGGTGGTCGCGAACGAGAACCCGGCCGCGCTGACGGCCACCATGTAGTAGACGGTGGTCGCGTCGACGCCGCCGAGGGCCCCGGTGAGTCCGGTGAACTTGAACGAGTCCCCGACGCGCCACCGCTCGAGGCTGTTCCCATTCCAGGTGGCGGTGGTGCTGCCCGCCGGGAACACCGCAGTGGTTTCGGTGGCCTTCCCGTCGCGGATGAGATGACGGCCGCCGTAGCGGTGCAGGGAGCCGCCGCCGGTGACCTCCCACGCCCCGGGGAAGCGAGCCGCGTTGTGCTCGTAGTGGCAGGAGGACTCGTCCACATGCCCCGTCGCGATGCGGCCGTTGCGCTCGTTGAACGAGAACGAGACCGCGTGGAAGTGCAGCGCCTGGTCGGAGCGCAGGTCGTAGCCGAGCCCGTTCCCGTGGATGTTCCCGCCGAGGTACGCGTACCGTTCGCCGGAGTCGGGGTTGGCCTGGTCGATGTTGTTGTGGAGCAGCCCGACGGTGCACAGTCCGACCGTCGCGGCGATGTGGTCGATCATGTAGGAGTAGGCGCCGTACTCGATGCCGACCGACGCACGCATGACCACCGGGTGATCGAGGACGATGCGCGCCGGCTTCCCCTGGCCCCGTCCCGTCGATGCGAGCGGTCGCCCGATGAGCATGCCCTTGGTCACGCCGTCGCTGTCTACGATCAGCCCTGAGATCTCGAGGGCGCTCTGCCGCACCGGGGAGCCGGTGGTTTCCGCGGGCTCCGAGGAGTTCACGGCGAACACGTACTTTGTGGCGTTGTTGATCGCGTTTGTGATGGTCGCGCCGACGGCACCGGTGCGCGTGGAAGCGGCGAGCTCCCAGATCCCCCGGAGGCCCATCTTGTGGATGTCGAGATTGAACGCCGCGATCTGACCTGAGGCGACCGTGCCGCGGAACCTGCCGCCCTGCGCGTACAGATACGCCCGGCGCCCGGTGAGGTTGAAGTACGACGCGGCGGCGGCGCACGCGGCATCCCACGCCGGACGGTCGTCTGCGATACCGTCACCCACCGCGCCGTACGAGTAGATGTCGAACACCTGCTCGCCAGCGCCGACCGGCTTCGCCCGGCTCCGCGACCTCAGATCCTCCGGGCTCGCATCGAGGGGCAGCTTGCCCTGACCGTCGCCCTGCAACGCGCCGTCGATGCGCGCCTTGTCCGCAAGGGACACGATCCCGGGGGACTGGGCCGACACGACCGGCAGCTCAGGCACCGGCACCTTGCCGTCCGCACCCAACGATGCGATCCCGTTCGCGAGCCCGCGCATCACTTCACGGAGGAACCCGGTTCCAGTTGGCCTGTTCGGCATTCTCAGTCTCCTATCGGCTTGGGGTAGAACACGCCATCGGTGTCCTGAACGAGCACGAACGACATCGCTTCGACGGCGGCCGTCACCACTTGCGCGGCGGCTTCGACTCGCGCGACCTTCGCGTCGAGCTCCTGCGCCCACACCGGCAGTGACGTCCCCGCCGGCGCGTCGTCGAACCACATCCGGTCCAGGTACTCGACGTCGGGACCCGCCGCTTGCGCCGGGAACCGGAACCGACGCGAGCGAGTCGACGCTCGCCCGTCGGGTCCGATGAACCGCTCGATCCACTCGATGTAGTCGTCCGGATTCGGCGACCGGTAGCCGCGCCACAGCTCGGCGGTCCCCGGGTCGCGGAAGTAGCCGTCGACCGCCTTGACGAGCTGCTGCGTCGAGGTCAGCTGGTGGCCGTCCGTGGTGCGGACGTCGCTGCTGTATCGGACGTACACGTCACCCGACACGGGTCCCGATGCGCCGTCGGTCGAGCTCGGTCCCGTCCCGAACCAGTTCGGGATGATGGCCGTAGGGGCGAACGGGCTGCGGAACGTGACCACCGCAGGAGTTGACTCCCCGCCCGGTCCGATCGCGACGAGCGCGTACTGGTAGGCGGTGTTCTCGGTGAGCGTCTCGATAACCGTCGCGAAGTCCGAGATCGACTTGCTCGAGCGGACCATGGTCGACCCGCGGCGGAGCTCGTACCGATCGACGTCGCCGGGCACATCGGCTGCCGCGCCACTGAGGACGACCGACGTCGCCTTCAGGTCCGAGAACGTCAGGCGGGGCGGGTTCGGGCGCGGCACGACCGGCGGCTTCTCGACGCGGAGAAGACGCTCGATCGACTTGACCGTCCCGAACGGGGTCGTGGTCTGGGCGCTCCACCGGACGTAGCCGTCCCGGTCCGCCGCGGGGAAGTCCTCGAGGGGAACGGTGACCGTCCACGCCTGCCCGTAAGGGGCGCCGTCCGCGATCTTGCGCTCGTTGATCCACAGCGCGCTCGAGAGCGTGTACTGCGGGGGCTCGCTGGTCCACAGGAACGTGACCGCCGACGACGCGACCGCGTCCCTGGCCGGGACGAGGATCGAGACCGTGACAGTGGGTTCGGGCTCCGGGGTCGGCTCCACCGGATCGGTCGGGTCTGTCGGGTCGACGGGGTCCGTCGGATCGGTCGGGTCGGTCGGGTCCGTGGAGGTCGGGATGTACGACGTCGGCGTGAACATCTCGATCGCCTCAAGCAGCCCGCGCGCGATCGACTCGTGGCCGTCGTAGTCCGGGTGCAGGCCGTCGCCGAGGCGCTTGCTGTAGTCGTTCGGCGGGAAGTACCTGTCGATCAGCTCACCGGGGATGCCGCCAAAGGTGCCGTCCCGGCCGAACTCGTCGAACGCCTCGTCCTGCAGCTCGCGGAACTTGACGATGATGTCGTTCGTCGGGCGGGGCTCCGGGTACAGCAGGAGACCGGTGAACGTGGTCTGCGCCGGCGGGAGCATGATCGTGAACGGCATGTCCTGGACGCGGTCGTGCCAGATCCACAGCGAGTCTACGATCAGCGGGTCACCGGCGGAGCCCGTGTGCTTGATGACGACGGTGTGCTCGCCGGGCGCGAGGTCGCGGAAGTGGATCGGGACGACCGAGTTCTTCGGCTTGTCCGACCCTGCGACACCCTGCCGCTTCGTGGAGCGGCTGATCGGCGTGGACCCGTCAATCGACCACGTGAACTCCGAGCCAGCGAAGTTCGTCGCCACCTCGAGGTCGGTGTAGCCGAGCATGAACAGGGTCGCGCCGACGCCGGTGAACTTGATCGTCTGGGTCGACCCGGGAGTCGTCGACTTGCGGGTCTTCCCGGAGTACTGATTCTCGGACTGCACCCACGAGCCGGTCTCGATGTCGCCGGGGAGGACCTTCGCCTTCGACCGGTACTGGCCGAGCAGCCCGGTCGTGTTGTGCTTGAACCCGCGCTTGCCCGCCTCAGTGGACCAGCAGTAGGCAGCATCGTTCCCGCCCGAGGCCTCAGAGATCAGGCCCCACTTGTTGAACTGGTAGTAGCCGGCCTTCAGATTCCCGAGGACGACGTCGAGGCGGTGCCGTCCACCGTTGTGCTGGTTGACGGAGGTCACGCCGAGCTCGCGGCCGAAGCGGCGGTGGAAGAGATCCGCGGCGACGTAGTCGGGCTTGTTGATCGCCGACTCTGCGACGACGATGCCCTCCGATGACCCGCTCGCGAGGTACGGCTTCCGGAGCACGAGCTCCTTCCACCTCTCGATGGGGTACATCTGTCCGGGCTCCGGCTCCTCCGGGAGAGCGGTCGTGCCGAGGGTGCGGAAAGCGACCGGTGCAGCTGCCTGCCCGGGCTCGTCCGCGGTCTCGTACGTCTCCACGACGACGGTGTAAGCGGAGTCCGGCTCGAGGTCGCGTACCAGAACCCGAGACTCCTCCGCGCCGAGCTGCCGACCGCCGACGTTCAGCCGGTACGCGGTAGGGGTGGGTCCCGACCAGGTGATGATGGCGTCGGTCTCGCCGACCTCGGAGACGGTGACGGTGGCGGGGGTGGGCAGGGGCGGTTCCGGCGGGACGGGCTGACCGTCACCGCTGCCGAAGGGCGTCGACCCGAAGGGCGCTGTTCCGAAGCCGGCCATGTGTTACCTCCAGGAGGTCGTCGGGATGGTGGCGGTCGTGACGGACGCGGCCGATGCCTTCTTGGTGAGGGGGATGGCGGTGGTGCCGGTGAGGTTGCGGATCTCGCCGGTCCCCTTCACGGTGAGGGCGCCGCCGGTGACGTTCACCCACGCGGCGGGCATGCCGGTGACGCCCGCCTTCTGGACCACGTCGACGTTCCCCGCGAGCGCGAGGGTGAGCACTCCCGAGGAGGAGCCGGCGACGTTGATCAATCCGCAGTCGTTGGTGGGGGCGAGGGAGAAGTCGGCGAACGTGTCGCCGATCACGCCGATGGTCGCCTTCACTCGAATCGAGGGGGTTGGGCCGTAGTAGGAGCCCTGCTCGATGTCGATCATCGCGAGGCTGTTCTCCTGGAAGATCGGGTCGATGATCCACGTGGTCACCCCGGTCAGGCGCATGCCCACGGTCGGGTAGCGGGCGTCCTTCTTGGCGCGGGCGAGGCATCCGACGTAGACGGCGGAGTGTTCGAGCGACTCGGCGGCGAGACCCTGCCGGAAACCGATCTCCTCGTAGTCGAGTGCCTGGCAGTTGATGTACGTCGTCCGCGAGTGGATCGGGGTGAGCGGCCACGTGCCCCCGTTGGGGTTCGGGTTGCCCTGCGGCACCGTGAACCCCGCGGTCGGGTCGGTGAACCCGGCACACGCGCCGATCGAGATGCAGTCCACGTACCAGGTGTTGCTCGAGCGGGTCTGGAACCCGGCGAAGTCGGAGTCCTTTTCGCCGCCGGAGATGACGCCGTTGACCTTGCAGCCGATGAAGAAGACGCTGTCCGCTCCGTGGTGGGTGTCGAAGCCGGGCGCGTACGTGTCCTCGGTCTTGCAGTCGACGACGTAGACGAAGCGCTGGATGCCGTGCCGGAGGGTGTCGCCGACCGCGGTCAGGTAGCCGCTGTTGCCGGTCGGGTTCGTGGTGACGCCGTGCCGGACGTTCGAGAAGACGCAGTCCTCGACGAGGAAGTTATGCGCGGTGCCTTCGAGCTCGACGCCGTACCCGTAGCCGCCCTCGGTGGAGTCGGACGCGTTGGGGAGTCGGAGGACCTGAGCACCGGACACCTTGCCGCCGTGCGGGGACGCGATGCGGTAGGCGTTGCGGTACCCGGACTTGAACACGTCGTGCTCGTAGCGGCCTTGCACCGCGCCGCGGATGTCGACGGCTGCAGCGCGGGTGATGCCGGACGCGTCGGGGTCGGTGGTGGTGTCGAAGATCATCCCGTCGGTGCGGCTGATCAGGTTCGAGAAGTAGTCGCCGGCGGGGAACTTCGTCGACGGCGCGTACCCGCCCTGGGAGCCGCCCAGCTTCCGGAGGGAGCGGGCGACGGTGACCTTCGACCAGTCGTAGAGGGTGGTGCCCTTCGTGACGACCTGCCCGTCGGCCGCGATCTTCCCGACGACGGTGCCCTTGCGGGTGACGTTCTCGCCGACCTGGAACGTGCCAATGACGCGGCGGGCGACGACGCGCTTGTTCGACGACCCGTTGTAGTCCTCGCCGTACGCCTCGATCTTCATCTTCGCGCCCGACGTCGCACCGGTGAGGGTGTCGTCTTCGACGAGGGTGGTCGTGCCCGAGATGAGGAACGTGACGCCGAGGATGGTCAGTGCCTCCGCCATGACCGCCTTGCCGGTCTCGCGGGGGGTGTCGCCGTTGCTGAGCAGGTCGTGGAGGGTGCTGCCGGGGAGGCTCCACGAGAAGAACCCGTCCGTCGCCGTGCTGGTCCCGGACCGCACCGCGCCGGACGCGACAACCTGCCAGGCCATGTCCGCGCAGAACTTCTGAAGGTCGGCGGCCGGCACGTCGAAGAAGTTCGCCGTGTGCTTGTTCTTCACGCCGACGGTCTTCACCGAGAAGTCGAGAACCTCGACGTTCGGGCTGGGCGCGATGAGCTGCCGGACGAGGGTGTTGCCCTCGCCGACGAACCCGCCGACCCCGCCGCCGA